AACGCACATACTGATTTGATTTGTGGGCAGTGTCTTTGAAGACACAGAACCCGATTATTGAACTGATATTGAACGAAGATACGACATAAATTAGACATATCCAAATTTATTTTTTAATAAACTTTCTTTGCCCTGAATTTTGTTCGCTCTAAATGGGGTCTGTCCACAATGAATTTGTAGTACGCCTTGTCAACAGCCTCCCACTTTGTGTGGGCGACTACTGACCATACGCATACCTGTCCATAGAATACTTTGAAATAATGTTGACTTTCCATATTGACTTGATTTAAAAATTAATAATCATCTTCCAACCTTTCACCTGCATAGGACTCATCGAAGTACCTATCCTTCCTGTACGGATACTTGTCACTCTCGTAACAATCTCCACACCAATGCCCTGTGCTGTACCCATAGGCGTCACTCTCTTCGCTAACGTTTGCCTTAGTACCACAGCCCCTGCAAGGGACTAAGTTCTCATTGCAACGCTCACATAGATTTTCGTCAAACCACATATCGTGGTGACCTTGGGAGCACCCACATCCTGAGCACTCCCATACATCATTTGCTCTTGTCATCTTACTTTCTTTTTGATACGTGATAGATTCTGATGCCGTTCTCGATTTTCATATCGATGGGATACACATCCACCAAGACATTGAGGTAGTACTTATACTCCTTTAATTTGTCCTCCGGTAGATATAATAGCCTGTCGATTACATCTTGAATGGTTTCGTTTCTTTGTTGTTCGGTTGTCATTTGTTCCTTTGTCATTTTGATTTGATTTTAGTTTTTTGAATTTGAAGAGATTTCATCTCTCCAATGTTGAATTAAAGTTTTAACAAACACGTATAAAACGATGACTGACAGGCTAATAACTAAAGCCTCTAAAATTGTGATGTGTGTGCCCATTTGATTTGATTTTATTGGTTTACAATTGAACGCCTAAAACGTCCTTTAATGATTTTGAAATAAATTCGTGACATCGGCTGAATCTATCTTTGATAGTTATTCTGCCAATTTTTAAAGTCCACGTTCCATCTGAAAATTTTGTGATGGTTGACACAGGCGCTGTCTCATCAGGAATAAATCCTTCCTGTCTGAATACTCCCTGCACTTTCATAGTAAATAAAACATCTTGTCTCATTTGATTTGATTTAAATGGTTTCCTGTTTCGTCCTGTTAGACTCATCAGGCAAGGCAAACACCTTGCGACAGGCTGTGTCTTTGAAGACACAGGCTCTTTTTAGAATCTGTGATACATCGACCCTTTTGCATTCGGGAAAACTGACCTATCATATTTGTTGTTTTCAACCCATTTATCGTAACCTTCTAGCAATGCTTTGAACTCTGCCTCGTGGTTTACAGGGTCAAGTTTAACGCACATCAGGTTGTCCTCAATTTTAGAAAATTTAATTTTTGATTCTGTCAGGTAGCAATCCCACACTTTACTAAAATCAAAATAGTAATGCTCTTGAACGTTTTTAAATGTCATTTTATTTGGTTTTGTGGAGGGTTTCAAACCTCCGGTTTTAAATGCTGTTTCGTTCTTTTGAACTCATCAGGCAGAGCAAACACTCTGCGACAGCAGGAGGGCAATTTGCCCTCCCTGTGTCAATTCTCAATCCATTTGAGGATGTCTTGGTGAACCTCTCCTGTAAGGATATATTTTTGAAATAGCTTCGACAATCTTATTACTTCATTCACTTTGTCCTCATTCCCATTGTACATAGATTTTAAAATTGGCGTTACGATTTTAATCATCGAGTCAAATTTGCCCTTCTTATTCACTGCGAAATTCACAACCTCATACATTAACTCGTAACGCCTCATCATCTGCTTTACTGACTCAAAGCGAGACGGCAACCTGAACTCAAGGCAATTTTCTTTCACGAGCGCAACCTGATATTTGTAGTGCCAATCATAGCGACCTAAACGCCTTGCCTCATCCTCTGTTACCATCCTCTTATTTTTGTTGCAATAGCTATTTTTTAGCCTATTTCTAAACAGGGCATAGATGATGCCGGCATAATTACGAACCTCCAATCTAATCTCATTGCCTGTCATTCCCTCCACGCCTAAGGTTATGTGACCTCCGCAATTTTGAGCGGATGGGCTGAACTTGTCATCGATGATTTTCTCTGCCTTGTGCATCATATCAAAAACCTTCGTGCGCCACATTCCTGCAGGCAATAGGGGTAAAATGTGAGTCACTGCCTCATACCCATCCACGCCCGGATGCTCGCCACAGCTTCCGTCACGCTCAAAACCGCAAAACAATTCATATTCACGTACTGCGCCTCTGTGCAATGTGTTTTTTTCAACCTCCATTCCGATGGTAAATTTGGCGCTGTATTCCATCCCGTCAAATTTGATAACGTCCCTTTGCTGTGTCTTTTTAAGACCTGCGATGTCGATATTGCTTTTGCTCTTGTGTAACATTAGCGGAGCGGGTTTGTGATGGTATCTTGTCACTGAACCTCTCATGCTGTCTCCTGTGGTTGTGTAAACGATTCCTGTATTCATTTTGATGTGGTTTTATAGTGTCTTTGAAGACACAGGGTTAAAATTGAGAATTTAAAAAAGCTACTGCCTCCGCTACTTCACCGCTCGTGCCATTGGTTTTGATGTTTCCGTTTGCATCAATTTTTAGTGACACTTTTTTGCCGTCTGTATTTTTGTAGGTAAAGGAAAAGATGGTTTCCGCTCTTGTTTCTACCTGTGCGCCTGTGCCTTCGCCTTCGCCTTCTGCTTCGCCTTCTCCACTGCCTTCGCCTGTTTCTCCACTGCCTGCGCCTGTTGTTTCCATCTGCTTAGCGAATTTCAATAATCCCTCTAATGACCTGTTAGGCTCTTGACCTTGTGCCTCTGCCTCTTCACATTTGGTTTTGAACGTGGCAATGGTTTCCTCCTGTAGTCTGCCTGCCTTTACAACCTTGTAGAAAAAAGACTTTTGCCATCCGAAAACTTTCTGCCCGATTTCCTCATTGCTCCAAGTGATGCCCTCTTCGTTCATTAGGCTTCTGCCCTCTTCAGAGGCAAACCAATCAACAGCAGAGGTAACCAATTTGGACAGCGCCAATGTTTGTTCAAATTTTTTCTTCTTTGCGTTCGTGATGGTTCTTTGCACGCTGCGAATTTCTGTAAGATTCAAACCTTGTTTTACTGCAGGTAGGTTTAGGAAAGCCTGCTCGATGTTTAGCAAATTGCTCATAACTGATTGATTTTTAATGATTTAGGTTAATTGTTGTACATTGCTAGTGCAATGCCTGTACAATATTAGTACAATACTTTGATATAAAAAACAATTATTTTAAAAATGTGGATAACTATTTTTTGTGAGCGGAATATTTACAGGTCAAAAGATGGGGATGGGGTTACCTCTCTTCTGCAACCTTGTGCAGTGTCTTCAAAGACACAGGAGGAGGCAGGGAGGAGGAGCGGAGACAGGAGGAGGGATGGCAGGGAGGAGGCACGAGCGCCACAGGAACGGGAGCGGAGGCGCAATGGTTAGCGCCTCTGCTACTACATAGGCACGCTACGGAAAAGCTAAAAAATCCGGCAGGGGATTTTGAAAACGCACCCCCACCCCCTCAAAAAAAAATGACTTTCGTTTTCGGGTCGGCTGCGCCAAATGCCCCTATAACCCAAACACTACTACTATCTGAAAATTTTTTTATCTTTACTCTGAAATATTTCTAAAAACGTTTTAAAACAAATTATTATGAAACTAAAATTCAAAGACTCGATTTACAAGAAGGATTTGAGTAATAGCATCTATCAGCAGAGTGGAGCCAATTTTGGTTTGACTGTGAATGGTGGTATGCTAATCAACAATCGTCCTGATGGTCAGACCGGTATCCAACAGGCTGCCGAGGTAAAGAAGGTAATTAAGAAAGCTGAGAAGGTTCAGATGATGTCTGAGGCTGTTTACTTGGGTAATATCCGTTCAGAGATGATGGAAGGACCTGAGATGGACTAAGTTATTTTGAGGTTAAATGTTGTTTAGAGGAGGGCTCAATATTGAGCTCTCTTTCTTTTTGTACCTACCTATGTTAAATTCGACATTATTGTCATTAATTTATGTCGTTTTTATGTCGACTTGATTTTTCTAACTTATTGATTATTAATACTTTATTTCTTTAATGTCGAAAATGTCGATTTTAAAGAGAATATTTTATGGGAAAAATATAATATAAAGGAGGTAAATATATATATATAATAGGGAGAAAAATTCTGCATTTACGGCACAACAGTGTCGTAAACTCAGCTAAACCCTTGATACTATTGCGTTTGAGCGAATGTCGAGTTTTGACAAACCAACATATACTTGGCATAAATCGACATCAAGATTTTAAATTCCGACATTAGAACGCTTGCGTTTTAATAATCGAAGTGTAATCTCCCTACCCTTACGGGTATAATCTATTAATTGGAATAAATAATTTTTAAAAATAATGGTTAATATACCGAAGGTTGACTATATTTGTACATCAATATTGATTAACAATTAAATTAAATCAAATGAGTAATGAAATGCCTTGGGAGCCAACTTTTGGAAAAGAACTATGTGCTGAGTTAGCAGACTTGTTATATGATAATAGGCAAAAAGATATTGAAGGTTTATTTATTGAGCATTCTATATTTTCTGCTGCTATTACAGATATTTTAAAAGCACAGATGATGGTTGTAAAGTCTTTAACATTAAAATTTTAAATAAAATGGTAGAAACGTCAGGAGTTGGGTATTCACCCAAGGATTTGCAGTTCGGTTCGGACGGCAGAAAGAAACTTATCAGTGGTGTAGTAAAGATGTCTAAGGCTGTTAAGTCAACGCTTGGACCAAGTGGTAACACTGTACTCATTGAGAGTCCACATCACACACACGGCATTACAGTTACCAAAGATGGTGTAACAGTTGCCAAGTCAATTGACCTCATTGACCCAAGCGAGAACCTTGCGGTTAAGATGATGAAAGAAGCGGCAGACAAGACAGCTACCGCTGCCGGTGATGGTACAACCACAGCGATTGTCTTGACTGAAGGATTGGTACTTGGTGGACTTGAGCATATCAAAGAGGATATGAACAGGACTGAGGTGCTGAGACATATGGTGGACATTAGTAACAAGGTGGTGGACAAGTTAAGACGTAAGGCAAAGAAAGTGAGCAGCACGATGTTATTGGATGTGGCATCAATAAGTGCCAACAATGACAGAGAGATTGGTCGCATTATTGCTGAGGTGTATAAAGACGTAGGTAAGACCGGTATTGTTACAGTGGAGAGAAGCCAAACGGCAGACACATATGCTGAGACGACCAAGGGATTGAAGTTTGACAGGGGGTATTTGAGTCCGATGTTTATCAATGACGTGAAAAAGGACGAGTGTGTGTTTGAGGATGTGATGGTATTGGTAGCTGATATGGAGATAGCTAACATCCTGCAGATTGAAAACGTGTTGAAGCCAATCATTAGTGAGGGAAAGAAGCTACTTATCATTTCTCCGTGTAATACAAACGTGGTTAACACGCTTGCAGCGAACACAGTGAAGGGGAATTTGAAAGTGGTGGCTGTGCCTCCGCCTAATTTTGGCTACAAGCAGCACGAGTTGATGCAAGATATTGCGATTAGTGTAGGAGCAACCTACTATAGTGAGAAGACGGGTGATGATTTGAGCCATATCAACTACGGAGACTTAGGTCACGCAGGGAAAGTTATTGTGAGCAAGGACAAAACTGTGATTATTCGCAGTGCAGCCAAGGCTGACCAAGCAGCAATTGATGAAAGAGTGGCTCAATTGTGGGAGGCACATAGTCAAGCGACTAAAAAAGCGGACAAAGACTTCTTATTGGAGAGAATAGCGTCACTTACAGGTGGCATTGGTGTAATATTCGTAGGTGGTCAGACTGACCTTGAGCAAAAAGAGTTGTATGATAGAGTTGATGATGCAGTTTGTGCAGTACGTTCCGCACTTGAGGAGGGTATTTTACCGGGTGCCGGCAAAGCGTTACTTGATGAGAGTGCTGAGATTGAAATGTTAGGCACAAGTCGTGAGTATGAGGCAGCAGTTAACATTGTTCGCAACGCTCTTATGGCTCCATTCCAACAAATCTTGGCTAACGCAGGATTGAAACCAAGTGATGTGTACAAAGAAGGTACGCCTGTTGGTCACGGATACAACCTAAAGACCGGTCAGATGGGTGACTTGGTGCAGATGGGTGTAATTGACCCGTTAAAGGTGACACGCAGTGCGCTTCAAAACGCAATCAGTGTAGCTGTAACCATCCTAAGTACAAACGCAATTATCACAATGGCTCGTAGCTACGAGCAACAATAGAAAGATTATGATAAAATTTAATAATGGGTTAGTAATATTAGGCAATCCCCAAATTACCAAAAGTGGATTTGGGGTCAAAATAATAAATGACTTTGGATTAAATTTAGAATTATCAAATAATATTTGGAATATATTAATTCAAAATAAATGAAACCAATAGGTAAATACATTGTAGTCAAAGACATACACGAGACCGTGACTACGGAAAGTGGTCTGATATTGTCAGGCGAGGATACCAATCAGCTTAGATACAAGAAGGCTTCTGTTATTGCAGCAGGCACTGACGTTGAAGCAATTGAGCAGGGTGATGAGTTGTACTATGACAAGGCTCACAGCTTCACAATGCTGATTGATGATGCGCAATACACTGTCATCTCAGAACGTGACGTTGTGGTTGTGGTCTAATCCTCAGCTTCAGGCTTACGATACTTATTCTCTCTTTGATAAGCGTTCATTTGGATGATAGCATTCCGGTAAACCTTGTCACTGTAGGACACATTCTTAGCAAACAATGGGTTTGCAGCAGTACTAACGGGGATTTCTTCCCCGTTTAGTATTTTATAGATAGACCCAATTATCCTTTTGGATTTGTATGACAGGTCATACAGGGTCTTTTCTCTACCTTTTCTCTTGCGAAAAATTTCTATCCATCCTTGGCGCTTCAGCTTATGGAACCGACCTACTTCCCAACTTACGGTCTCGTTAAACTCCAAGAATTTTTCCTGACCGAAGTATCCTTCCGAGTAAAGGAACAGTAAAATATCGAGGTCAGATTGCCCCAAACCGTATTTTGATTTGATGTAGTACCTAACTACCCTCCAAAATTTTAGGTAATCATTTGGTGGTGTTTTCATTTGATTTAATTTTATTACATTTGTATGGCAAAGTTATAATTTTATTATGGCAAAAAAGAAACCACAACCAAGTAACGCTGAAGATATTGAGTCTATAAGAGAGACTTTAGATAGTCTTAACTTTAGAAACGACCAAGCTGAACGTGTGCAATCTATGCAACGTGGTAGAGAAAGAGTTCGTGATAGAATTGGTAGAAACAAGGAGCGTAGAGTAGCTACTGCAGGTAGAACATCTTTGCAAACATTAAACAGTTCATTAGGAAACCAATTTAAAAAATAATAAAATGGCAACGAAACAATTAGGCAATCCAAAATGTGCACCGGGTAAATCTTGCGCTGCAACTACAAGTGAAGGAATGCGTGAAGATAGAAAATCAGCAGGTAGTCTTGCTAAAGGTGCAAGACAACAACAACGTGAGTCTAACAAACAAGTTAGACAAAGTGCACGTGAAGGTGCATCGTTTCAAAAAAAATATAGTAAAGCATATGATGCTGCTGAGAAAGCTAATCCTGAGAAAGGATACAAGTGGCTTGACAGCACAGCTATGGCAAATATTTATGGTCGTAAATAAATTAATTTATAATTTTAAAAAAACAAAAAAATGAAAAAGTCAGTTCCAAATCTTCCTGCATCTTCTAAGTTACAACCTCCTTCAGGTGGTGGTCCACAAATCAAGAATGCATTAAAAGCAAAACCATTAGCAATGTCTAAAGGCGTTCCTTCTAAAGGTGCTAAAGTTGCTGTTAAAGCTGCAGGTGTAGCTAAGAAATTAGTTAAAAAAGCAAAATAAAAAACAATGGCAAAGTCAAAATTAATTGAAGAAGTAATTCAAGAAGATGTTGTGGTATCTGAAGAAGTAGCTGCTGAAGTAAAGAAAGCTGTTGCTCCTAAAGACCCATATGCAGTTCCTGAATTAAAAGAAAAAGATATTGTAACAACTCCGGGTCACACAAAGCGTGACTTTAGAAACTAATTTCTGTTTGCGTAGCATACAGAATTAGAAACTGTTAAGATATGGCAGACAAGTCAAAAATGCAATGTAACCGTCCTACTGCTTCGGATAGACCGGGCAAGAAGAAGATGGTTAAAGCCTGTTCCGGAGGGGAGGAGAAACTCCTCCACTTCGGAGCCAAAGGCTATGGTAATAATTACTCTGCTGCTGCTCGTAAAAGTTTTAAAGCAAGAGATGTATTCCCATCTGCTCGTGCATCACAAGCAATAGCTAAGTGTCGCAAGGGTTCAGGTGTGGTGAGAAAGACTGAGGCAGGCAGTAGTTTGAAAAGGTGGGAGAAAGAGAAGTGGCAGGATACAAAAACAGGTAAAGCCTGTGGTGCAGGTGGTAGCAATGAATATTGCAGACCAACAACAAGAGTGTCTTCAAAGACACCGAAAACAAAATCGGAAATAAGTCCTTCTAAACTTGCCTCTAAAAAAGCTGAGAAGTCAAGAGTTGGTATGGGTAGAAGAGTTTTAAATATTTAAAATTAAAATTATGAACAGAGATTATCCATTATCACCGACTCCTATGGCAGGATTTGTTCCTGTTTTAGATGGAGTTAAAGTAAAAAAAGGACCAAACAGAAGTGTTGCTAAAAGAACTACTGTTAACGAAGATGGCAGCAAAAAAGTTGTAAAAGAAGTTGTCAACAATCGTGGTTATAAAGTTGTAAGAAAAGTTGATGGTAAACGTACTGAACTAGGTAAGTCTTATTAATATGAAAAACGTAATAAAAAAAGCAGCAAAGTACGAATCTAAGAAATCATTGGAAGGTCCAATGAAGTTTCTTAAAGGGAACGTAACTAAACCTGCAAAAACAATAACACTTAAAAAAAAGAAATAATAGCTATGAGCAAGTTCAAACAACTAAGCGAAAAGATTCAAAAGAAACAAGGTGTTAGTGAGAAATCAGCTAATGCTATCGCAGCTACAATTGGTCGTAACAAGTATGGTGCTAATGTTTTTTCTAAGATGGCTACTAAAGCTAATAAAGGCAAAAAGAAGTAATATGCAACAACAACAAAACAAAAGCAAAGGTCTTGGCGACACTATTGAGAAGTTTACAACTGCTACCGGTATTAAGAAGGTAGTAGATACTGTAGCGAAAGCAACAGGCAAAGATTGTGGATGTAAAGAACGCAGAGACGCTTTAAACAGAGCATTTCCTTATCAAGATAAAAAATAAAAAATATGTCAGTTTTCAAAACAACATTTACAAGAGCATTAAGAGTTATACCTACTGATAATGCTGACGTTCCTACACCATATGTTATTAGTACAGGAACAAACACTTCTGCTGTAACTAATCAATTAGTAAATACAGCAGGTAATTTTATAAACTTAAATGTAGCTGTTGGTGATATTGTTTACAATACAACTGATGGAACTGCTGCAACTGTAGTATCAGTAACAAGTGCAACTGTTATTGTTCTTAATGCAAATATATTTGCTGCGACAGGAAAAAACTATGTTATCTATCAAGATTCTCCACAAACAAGTGGTGGTAACAACGGATGTTTCTTATTTATAGGAGGAGCAGGCAACGTAGCAGTTACAACAATTGGAGGAGATGACATTACATTCAATGCAGTTCCTGTTGGAACAATTTTACCTGTACAAGTTTTAAAAGTTAAGGCTTCAGGCAGCGGTACAACAGCAACATTAATTAACGCACTTTGGTAATTTAATAATATGAATCACCAAGATAACAGCAGACTTGATATTATGGCAGACGAATTAGAGTCTATCAAAGCAGAAGTTTCTGAGATGAAGGCTATGCTTAAAGATGTATATACTCTTTTAGCCGGCAATCCAATTGACAAAGATTCAAGTGGGCTTATTGGTAATTTTAAAGAAGTTAAGAAAGAAGTATATGAGTTAAAAGCTGAGTTGAAAAGATACAAGGCTTACTTCTATGCGTTGGTTACTTTGGTTGGATTAGGTGCATTAAAAGTTATTACTGAATTTATACTTAGAAAATAATGGCAAAGGCAACAAACACAAGTTCTTATATCAGAAAGCCTAAGAAAAGAGGCGTAGCTGCAAAAAATAAAACAAGTACGAATAAAGCAAGCAAACTTTATAAGAAAGCGTACAGAGGTCAAGGACGATAAATAATACTACAATGGCAGTAAAAAATTTAAACCCAATAACGAGCGTAATGGACTTCAAAACATTTGCGAAGAATCCAATTGTAGCTACGTTATTCTTGGTATTGATAGCGGTATCGTACTTATACATAGATGTTAAATCAACATTTAAAGAGCAGATAGTTTCTCAAAGTGCAAAGGTTGATAAGCTAGAAAGCAAAGTTGAAGTTATGCAGTTGACTTTAAGAAAGACCGACTCATCATTGGCTGCAGCTACTTCTAAGCTAAGCACGTTAGAACAATTAGGTAAAATTCAAAGCATTAAGTAATGAAGTATTTATTTTTACTTTTTCTAACAGGATGTACATTAAGTGCTCAACAGCAAGATGCAGAGCAAGAAAAAGATGCTGAGTTTAAAAAGCTAATTGAGAATGCAAAGCAAAATCATAGCAATTTTCATCAGGTACACGAAAAGGCAAAAAAGAAAGAAGACAAATTAGTTGCTCAGGCAATTACTAAAATAGTAACTTTGAAAGCAGAAGTTAAAGACCTTAAAAGCGAGATTAGTGGTATGAAGGTTAGGGTAGATACAGTGTACATACACGATACCATTCAGATTAAAGAGAAGAAGAACTTTTGGGGTAAAACTAAAGTTGACACTACAAATAACGAATAATGAAAAAAGTTTTTAATTGGTTAGGAGGTTTTTTTTCCTCAGAAAGTGGAACATCAAGTAAGAGATTAGTAGGTATAATTGGAGCGTTTGCTTTGTTTTATACCCTATATGATAACTCAAAGACTCAGGGTGACTTTGCTCCGGCAGACTCACTTGTATGGGCAACGTTTGCACTTAGTGCTGTGGCATTAGGTCTTACAACCATTGAGGCAGTAACAGGATTAATTAAAGGATTTAAAGGTACAGACAATGAAAATAAGTGAGCACTTAGACTTATCTGAGTTAATCAGAAGCGAATCAGCTAAGCGTAATGGCATTAGTAATATGCCTACAGAAGAGCATATTGCCAACTTTAAGTTATTAGCTGAGAATGTATTTGAGCCTATTCGCAATAACTTTAGATGTCCAATTCATATCTCAAGTGGATACAGGTCTGCTGAACTTAACAAATGCATTGGTGGCTCATCTACCTCTCAGCATTGCAAAGGTCAGGCTGTTGACATTGATATGGACGGCACTCCAAATGGTGTGACTAATAAGATGGTCTTTGATTATATCAAGGACAACTTAGAGTTCGACCAATTGATAGCTGAGTTCCCAAAACAGGGTAAGCCTGATTGGGTGCACGTTTCTTACAGTGAAGGTAAAAATAGAAAGCAAATACTTGTAGCTAAAAAGGTTAATAGTAAAACTACATACATATCTTACAGTAGTGAAAAAGACCTTTCATAATGGCTTATGTATACAGGCATATTAGGTTAGATAAAAATCAACCATTTTACATTGGCGTTGGAACGTATGATACATACAAAAGAGCGTACGATAAAAAAAACAGGAATTTACATTGGAATAATATCGTCAAAAAAACTGATTATGAGGTTGATATTTTAATTGATGGGCTTTCAGAAAAAGATGCTTTTGCTAAAGAGATTGAATTTATATCTTTATATGGAAAGTCTTGTAATGGAGGTTTGCTTTGTAATATAACTGACGGTGGAGAGGGAGGATTTTTAAGTGAAGAGGTAAATGAAAAGAGAAAATTAGCCTTATTAGGTAGGAAATTACCAAGTCATATTAAAGAAAAGATAAGAATAAAGGCTATTGGAAGGAAGGCAAGTTTTCTTACAAAAGAAAAAATGTCTGAAATACATAAGAAAAACGGAACAGGAATATGGCTTAAAAGCAAAGGTCACCAAAATGGTAATGCAAAATCTATTTCTCAGTTTGATTTAGATGGTAATTTTATAAAAACTTGGGAATGTTCTGCTTATGCTTGCAAGGAATTATTAATAAATAAGTCTTCATTGTCTTCCGTTTTAAATGGCAATCAAAAAACAGCAGGCGGTTTTATATGGAAATTTCATAAAATCAAATCAAATGGCAAAACATCTTACCTTAATATTACTTAGTTTTTTACTATTCTCTTGTGCCTCAAGGAAGGTAGCGGTTACCAAGACACAAGTAGAGACCCATATTGACAGCACAGTTGTCGAAAAGAAGGATAGCGTTTCTGTACAGCAGAACGCTATTTCTATTAAAGAGGATATTGATGAGGTTGAGATAGTACCTATTGATACAGCTAAGCCACTCGTAATTGATGGTAAGCAGTACTTCAATGCGACAGTTAGGCTTAAGAAAACACGCAGACACGTAGTAGACTCATCAAAATCCACTGTGTCTAAGTCTATTGAGAATAAGGTTTCGGTCAAGAAGGATATTAAAGCTAAAGGCTTTGAGAAGAAGGTCGACAAGAAAGCGAACTACTCAATGTTTTTATGGATTATTTTAATCTTATTAGTGCTATGGTTAGCACGTAAGTATCTACCAAAATGATAATTTTTATTTACTATATTTGTATAAATTAAACTTAAATCAAATGGCAAACTTAACAGCAGAAGAATTGGATTTTATCCAAAAAGGAACACAAGATTTTACTAAGATTAAAATTAGTCTTGGAGACCTTGAGTTAAAGAAACAATCCCTTATTGCTCAAGCAGAGAAAATAATGGAGGCTTTCTCAAATAACGAAAAAGTTCTTATTGAGAAATACGGTCCTAATGCTGTAATTAATACGCAAACAGGAGAAGTAAAACAAAAAGAAGATGGGAAAAATTAATTCATATCCTAATAATTCTACCCCGCAGTTAAATGATAAACTTGTAGGTACGAGAGTTGGTAATTCACCTCCCGATGCAACTTATAACTTTACTCCTGCGTTGTTGTTAGCATTATTTCAGGCAAACTTTAACGCTACATCAATTGTTATAGCAAACGTTCCTGTATATGCAGATAATGCAGAAGCAGTAGCAGCCGGATTAGTTGTTGGTAAACTTTATAGAACAGGCGACTATTTGAAAATAGTGCATTAAAATTTCTTAGCGGATGTCAAAGATTAGTACATACGAGGTCGCCCCGGTGCCTAAACTATCCGACAAACTAATCGGAACAAGTGTTGGCGGTGAAATTGAGGACGTAACGTATAACTTTACTTTACAGGAGTTATTAGATGTATTCCTTCCCGTTATCCCTGCAAATAACTTGCAGGGTATTTTGGATTATGGGAATACCGCTACGCAAGATATTAACTTGTTTGGTACAATAACAACTACTAATCTTGAAGTAACTGATACCGCAAACTTATTTATAACCTATCTAAATGAGGAGACTCATATAGTAGGTAGTTTGTTTGATTCTGCTGATTCTGTTGGAACAGCAGGTCAGGTTCTTACAAGTACAGGTGAAGGAGTTGAGTGGTATACGCTTCCTCCTATCTTTACTCCTAATTTAGAACAAGTCTTAACAGAGGGTAATACTTCTGATATTGGCATTATATTAGATGCAAATATTGAGGCAATAGGTGTTATTGCTGATACAGCAAACATAGCAACTGAGTTATCAATTCAAGGAACAGTTGTAGACTATAATGAGTCTGCAGGTTCTGCAGGTCAGGTTTTAGAAAGTACTTCAACAGGTGTTCAATGGGTTAACCTACCTGTTTATAGTGCGACATCTCCACTTCTATTTAATCCTGCAACAGGCGTATTCAGTATTCAAGTAGCTAATAGTACTCAAAACGGATACCTTAGTTCAGCTGATTGGATTACTTTCAATGGTAAGCAAAATGCAGGTTCGTATATTACAGCTCTTACAGGCGAAGCTACTGCTACCGGTCCGGGTTCAGTTCCCATTACACTTAACAATGCTTCGGTAATAAATAAGGTTCTTACAGGACTGAATGTTACAGGAGGTAATGTACTTGCAACTGATAGTATTTTAACAGCGTTCGGTAAAGTTCAAAACCAAATAAATGGCTTAGTAGGTGGCGTTCAATATCAAGGTACGTGGGATGCTGCTACAAATACACCTACTTTAACAAGTAGTGTAGGTACACAAGGTTATTATTATATAGTTAGCGTTGATGGTAATACCAACTTAAATGGTATTACTGATTGGAAGGTAGGGGATTGGGCAATATTTAGTGGTGGTGTTTGGCAGAAAGTGGACAACACTGACTCAGTTACATCTGTAAATGGGTTCACAGGAGCGGTAAGTCTTACGACTGACAACATACCTGAGGGTACAACAAATTTATATTTTTTAAATAGTAGAGCAAGAGCAGCTGTTAGTGCAACGTCACCTTTGTTGTATAATAATACTACGGGTGTATTCAGCATTCAGCAGGCAAGCGGTATTCAGAATGGATTTCTTTCAAGCACTGATTGGACTACATTTAATAGCAAACAAGATTACTTGGGTGGAACCGGCTTAGTTAAATCTACTGCCGGAACCATCACATATATTACTGATAACTCAAGCAATTGGAACACGGCTTATAATAGAAGCCTTACAAGTGCTGCGGTTACAGGTACGTCAACAAAGACGCTTACACTTAATCAACAAGATGGCGGTACTATTACTGCTTCTTGGAGTGATGCTGATACAGGACTTACATCAGTAGGTCTATCAATGCCATCAGCATTTACTGTATCGAACTCACCATTGACTTCAAACGGTACAATCGGTGTTACGGGTGCGGGCACAACGGCTGAGTATATTCGTGGAGATGGTAGCTTAGCTACTTTTCCTTCAATTATATCTGAGGCGCAAAATTTAGTAACTGAGGTATATAATAGTTCAGGTGCTACATTAACAAAGGGTACTGTTGTTTATATCAATGGTGGTCAAGGTAACTTACCTACAATCACTAAGGCAATTGCAACAGGAGACCCTACATCTGCTCAAACATATGGTGTTGTTAGAAGTGACATCACCAATATGAATAATGGGTATGTGGTAGTAACAGGTAGATTAGCAGATTTAGATACAAGAGATTACACTCCGGGTCAACAACTTTATTTAAGTTCAACTACGGCAGGTGCTTGGACTCCAACTAAACAATATGCTCCTGCACATTTAGTGTATGTAGGTATTGTAGTAAGAGCGCATCCTACACAAGGTGTTGTTGAGATTTTAATTCAGAATGGGTTTGAGATGGACGAGTTGCACAATGTGGCTGCTCAGAATCCTGACAATAATGATATTCTGCAATTTAAGACCTCAACAAATTTATGGACTAAAGTTGCAGGTACAACAACAAATATTGCTGAGGGTACAAACCTTTACTATACAGACTTAAGAGCGAGAGGTGCACTTAGCTTAACAACTACAGGCACGAGCGGAGCAGCGACTTACGACAATACTACGGGGGTGTTTAATATTCCGCAGTATCAAGAGGTAATTACTAATCCAATAACAGGAACAGGTACAACTAATACCTTATCAAAGTTCACAAGTGCTTCAAGCATTGGTAATAGTAATATTACTGATACAGGTTCTTTAATTACTTTAGGTTCTAATACTTATGTGAATGGTTCAATGGGATTTGGAACATCTACTGTTGGTAGTTATATTATAAGAATTGTATCACCATTAACAGGTGGTACTACCACTTATGGTATTAGTAATGCTCCTACTATTCAATCAGATGTTACGGGGGCATCTATTTTGTTTAGGACTGCACCTTCAACTGTTGCTTCTACTTTTACTTTAGGAAGTTTACAACATTTTACTGCTGGTACAACAACAATAGGTGCAGGTTCAACAGTTACAAATCAGTTTGGGTTTTTAGTATTATCAACTGCAATTGGTGCAACTAATAACTATGCCTTTTCAGGTCAATTATCTGCTGCAACAAACACTTGGAACTTACATATGTCAGGTACTGCTAATAACTATATGGCAGGTGCTTTAGGTATAGCTAGGACATCTCTGCCTAATATGAATTTAGGTATTGATAGAAATATTACAGGCTCAACTGTTTCTTATGGTATTTTTAATGGAGGTGCTATTCAAAGTGATGTTACAGCTACAGGTGTGTATTATACCACTTCTGCTGCTACTGCTGCCGCCACTTTTACATTAAATGCTCTTAATCATTATAGTGCAGTACAAAGTACTTTTGGTGCAGGCTCAAGTGTTACTACCCAAACAGGTTTCTTGGTTAATGCAAGTTTAATTGGAGCTACAAACAATTGGGGTTTTAGAGGAGCAATTCCAAGTGGTACAAATCGCTTTAATTTATATATGGATGGTACTGCTAATAACTATTTAGCAGGAGATACAGGAATAGGTGGTGTTGCAGCATATATTTCAAGTGGTCCAATTTTAACTTCAACATTAACAAATGGTGGTAGTGGGTATGTAGATGGTACTTATACTGATGTAGCAACAACACTTATATCTTCAACAGGTGTAGGTGCATTATTTACAATAGTTGTAAGTGGTGGAATAGTAACATCTGCTACTTTAACTTGGGGAGGTGTTTTTTATAAAACAAATGATACTATATCTGTATCTAATACTTTATTAGGTGGAACAGGTAGTGGGTTAATCATTACAGTAAACACAGTTGATTCATCTCAATTAACTATTGCAAATGCAAATGGTGGTGATATTTCTTTATTTAGAATTGATACAGGATTGGTTACAGGAGACAATCTTGGAACTATTAAATTTTTAAGTAATGATGCAAGTACAAAGGCAAGCGGCATTCAAGCTGAAATAGGTGCTTATGCAGCAGGTTCTGCAGGTGGTGCTTATTTATCATTTTTAACTTCAACAGGAGCAGGTGGTGCATTAACAGAGCAGGTAAGAATAGGTAACGGAGGTCAAGTAGGAATTGGTGGTGCTTATTCTTTGACAGGATATTCTTTAAGAGTTTCTAAAAATATTACAGGTGCAGTAAACTCATATGGAATTGCATCTGATGGAGAAATTCAATCAGGCGTAACAACAAGTGCCAATTTATTTTACACATCAGCAACAACTGCAGCTACTACATTTACATTAACAAGTTTAAATCATTTTGCTGCAGTACAAGGTACATTTGGCGCAGGTAGTACAGTTACTAATCAGTATGGATTTATAGCAGGTTCTTCATTAATAGGAGCAACTAACAACTATGGCTTCTTTGGTAACATAGCAAGTGGCACTAATCGTTGGAACTTATATATGAACGGAACTGCTAATAACTACTTAAATGGAAATACAGGCATAGGTAGTACTATTCCAAGTGGAAAATTAGAAGTTAACGTAGGTTCAAGTGCTGCATATTTTACAAGGACTGCAGGAGACAATGGTGCAATTAATCCTGCTTTAGCAATTTTAACATCATCAACTGCATCAAGGATTTATTCTTATGGTACTGCTTTAGAATTTTTTACTGCAGCGGTTGGTGGTACTGCTACCGAAAAAATGCGTTTAAGTGACATTGGGTCATTTGGAATTGGCACAGGCTCGTCAATTAATGCTTCAGCTAAAGTACAAATAGATAGTACCTCTCAGGGCTTCTTGCCTCCGAGAATGACATTAGCACAAAGAACAGCAATAGCTTCTCCTGCAACAGGATTAATAGTATATCAGACTGATGGGGTTGAAGGATTATGGGTTAATACAAGCACAGGTTGGCGTGAATTGACAGTAGTATAAAATAAATAATTAACTTTGGATTATGGCTTTAGCTAACATAACAAATAACATCTTAACAGACACCGGAGTTAACGTATCAAGTTTAACTCCTACGTCTACTACTATATCTACAACTGCACCTTTACAAGGTGGCGGAGACCTTAGTGCGAACAGAACATTATCAATAACACAATCAGGAACATCTGCAAATGGATTCCTTTCTTCAACTGATTGGAATACATTCAATAATAAGCAAGCGGCAGGTAACTATATGACCTCACTTACAGGTGAGGCTACGGGAACGGGTCCGGGTGCGACTGCAGTAATTTTAAATAATGCATCAGTAACAGCTAAGGTTCTTACGGGTGTTAATATTACCGGTGGTTCAATTAGTGCTTCTGATAGCATTCTTACAGCTTTTGGAAAAGTACAGAACCAAATCAACGGATTAATCGGCAGTTCAATATACCAAGGTGTATGGAACGCTGCAACTAACACACCTACTTTACAGAGTGGCGTTGGTGTAAGAGGTTACTACTACATTGTAAATGTGGCAGGTACTACAAATCTTGATGGAATCACAGATTGGTTTGTGGGCGATTGGGCGATATTTGACGGAACAGCTTGGCAGCAGGTAGATAATACTGACGCTGTAGTAAGTGTTAATGGTCAAACAGGTGCTGTTAGTTTAACCACTGACAATATTCCTGAAGGAGCAACCAATCAATACTTCTTAAATAGCAGAGCACGTGCAGCATTAAGTTTTGCTGCAGGCAGTGGTGCGTATAATAGCACTACAGGTGTTATTACTATACCAACTAATACAAGTCAGTTAACCAATGGTGCTAACTTTATTACATTAGCATCACTTAGTGGAACGGCTCCTATTCAATATAATAGTAGTACAGGTGCTATCAGCATTACCCAATCAGGTACATCTTCAAACGGGTTCTTGTCAAGTACTGATTGGAACACGTTTAATAATAAGCAAAGTGCTTTAACTAATCCGGTAACAGGTACAGGTACTACAAACTACCTACCTAAGTTTACAGGTACAAGTACAATAGGGAATAGTAGTTTACAAGATGATGGTAGCAATGTTTTTTTAAGTAATGGTTATTATATCTCAACAAGAACAGATAATACTTCTGTTTTAAGAACGCATTTATTAATGCAAAGAGGAAGCGGTGCAGGAACTTACGCTGATATTTTTACGGCAGGAGATACTGCAAATGGAGTAGCTTCTATGCAATTTGGATTTAATTCAAGTGCAAAAATGATACTTACCGCTTCAGGCAATTTAGGTTTAGGAGTAACACCAAGTGCGTGGGGTAGTGGTTCAACTGCGTTTGAAATTGGTAATGGTGCTATTTGGAAATCTGGTAGCCGTTCAGTTGATTGGATTGCAAATGGTTATTATGATGGTACGAATTATATATATAATCTAACTAATGCTGCAACATTTTATAGGCAATATGACGGTCAGCATCAATGGCATCAAGCTCCTTCAGGAACGGCAGGTAACGCTATATCCTTTACCCAAGCAATGACGTTAGATGCGAGTGGGAATCTTTTGTTAGGTGGTACAAGCACCAATAGCGGTAGGTTGCAAGTTACGGGAACTGCAAATAATTGGACACAAACTATTTTAGCGTCAACTACTTCAGGACAATCTTATGGTTTATTAGTAACAGCAGGAACAACTTCTACAGATGCTTCTTTTTATGTTAGAAATGCAGCAGGAACATCTCCTTATTTATATATTAGAGGAGATGGTAATGTGGGTATAGGTACTACAAGTCCAACGGCTAAATTAGAGGTAGTTGGTGGAACAATAAATAACCAAATAGCAAGGTTCATAACTGCTGATTTTCCTACACATAGCATTGGACTTGGTGTAGATGGCGCAGGTTCGGAATGGGGTGCTTCTATATTCCAAGATGATGTAAAAAGATTTACTATTGATGGGAATGGTGGTATATTAGTTGGTTCAAGTTATCAAAGTAGTAATGCTCCTGCAAATGGTGCTATCATTCAAGGTAACGTAGGTATAGGTACTTCATCGCCCGGAACTAAATTACAAGTTAATAGTACAGCAGGAACTTATGGAATAACAAATACTAACGGAACTGTAACTATTGGAACATATATTGAAGCGTCAAATACTTATGCATCATTTGGTACTTCATCAAACCATCCTATTGGATTTTTTACTAATAACAATGCTCCGCAGATGTATATTAATACATCGGGCAACGTAGGTATAGGTACTACATCGCCAAACAATAATACAATATCAGCTTTTGATGCCTTAACTATTGGTAAGACATCTACATCGTCATCGGCTTTAGTATTTACAAACGGAAGTTCGACTATATGGGGCTTTAATTATGCCAATGCTTCAAAATATACATTATCTTCTTCTACTGATTTAGCATTTGAAACAGGCGCAAGTTGGAGTGAAAAGATGCGCATAACAAGTGTGGGGAATGTACTTGTGGGAACAACAACTGCTACGGGTTCATTAAATACTGAAATAACAATTAATAACTCAAGTGCGGGGAACTATGCAGGTATTGGATTTAAAACGGCAGACACTAATAGAGGATACATTGGAGCAACAAGTACAAGTATTGAAATAGGAGCAATAGGTTTTACTTCATTCTACACAGGCGGTGGCTTTGAACGTATGCGCATAACAAGTGGAGGTAATGTAGTAATTGGAAATACAGTTCCATCAAATGTTGGATTAACAATATACGGCTCAAATGCAGCAACTATTTATCAAACTGCAAACACAGGAACGGGAGCAGCAAATGGTTTTTATGTTGGGCATACAGGAGATATAAGCTATATATGGAATTATAATAATTACCCAACTGTTTTTGCTACTAACAACACCGAACGTATGCGCATAACAAGTGGGGGGCAGGTGTGTATTAATACAAGTGGTGGGACAAGTGGTGGTGTTTTCCATCCATTTATAGTTAAAGCAACTGCATCATATTCACAAGGAATTTGGGTTGAGGCTGCTACTAATGATTCTGCAATATTTTTAGATAATAATGGTTCAGTTCCAACTATAGGTGTTTCATATAGAACATCGGCAGGGTATTTGCCACTAGCGTTTTCAACAAACGGCACCGAACGTATGCGCATAACAAGTGGGGGGAGTTATGAATTAAGAAATACAGTATTCTCAACATCAACAGATGTAACAACTACAACATACAAGCAATTATATCCAAGCGAATATAATATAGCTCAGATTGCAGTAAGAACTGATGGACAATTTTATACAGGTGCTTTTAGTTTTAGAACCGCAGATGCTTCTAATGCAAATGTTCTTTTAGAACGTATGCGCATTCAATCTGATGGAACTATTAGATTAAACGCAGGGGGAGAAACAACATCAGCAACTTTACAATTTTATGCTGACCCAACACCATCTAATGGAGCAAGCATAGCAGTTAGTTATTTAGGTTCAGGTTCTTATGGTCCTTTGACATTTGGCACAGGCGGAAGCGAGCGTATGCGCATAACCTCAAGCGGTAACATAGGTATAGGCACTACGAGTCCTGTAACTCGTTTAAATTTAGCAGGAAGTTCAACACAATACATTACATTAACAAACGGTGGTGCAGACGGTGTTCCAAATGCAGTTCAAGGTGGTATAATAGGACAAGCAAGATTGTCTAATAATAACCTTGCTCAAATGGCTTCTATTCTATTTAGAAATCAAAATAGCGCTGCTTGGTATCTAGGTGAAATTACTTTTAACACTAATGGTACAGATGGTACTAATCCAAGTGTTTCACCTACCGAAAGAATGAGAATAAATTCTGATGGCTTGGTAGGTATAGGTACTACATCGCCAAGTGCAAATTTAGAAGTTGTTGGAGGAAGTAATACCGCAACAAGTTTTGGTAGTTTTATAGTTAGGAATAGTTCTAATGCAGGTATGTCTTTTGGTGCATCTTCTACTTCTTACGCTTGGATACAAGGGAATATTTATGGCACAGGAATAGCGCCTATTGTTTTACAATCTAATGGCGGTAACGTAGGTATTGGAATCACTAACCCTAATGTGCCTTTAGATGTTCAAGGGAATATTCGTATTAGAGGAGCAAGTTCTTCAAGCTATTTACTTTTTAATACTGATGGTTCAACAAATAATTATGGAGGCATAGAAGTTAATAATGACATTTCAAATGGAACTTCAATGCGTTTTTATAATCTTACATCAGGGAGTTTAACTGAGAAAATGCGTGTAACAAGTGGTGGTGATTTATTAGTAAATGCAACAGCAACCACTCAAGGAGCTAAGTTCTATGTAAATGGGATAGGTGCATTTGGAAGTGTATATGTTGGAGCATTAGGTACAGGAACTGTTTACTCAAATGCAGGATTCCTAACCAATACCAACCCTTCAGACAGAAGATTAAAAAACAATATCATACCACTTACCTATGGTCTATCTGATATATTAAAATTAAATCCTGTTTCATATAATTGGAAAGATGGAACCAATGGTAAGCAATTTGGATTCATAGCACAAGAAGTACAAGAAATAATGCCTGATGCAGTAAAGCAAGGAGAGTATCTTGGACTTGAAAAAGACGCTATCTATTCAGCTTTGGTAAATGCAATTAAAGAACTTAAACAAGAATTAGACACTTTAAAAAACAAATAAAAATGGCAACAACAGTATTTGAATGGGTAATCAGCCAATTAAATTGCGCTGTAGAATCAGAAGGTTTACCTGACGTTATCAATGTAATACATTGGCGTTATAACGCAACACAAGTAGATGGAGACAAAACTTACTTCGCTGACACCTATGGTGCATCAAGCGTAGCACAACCAAATCCACAAGACTTTATCCCTTACGCTGATGTAACTGAGGCTGAAGTTATTGGATGGTTAGAAGAAATCCTTCCTGTGGAAGCTATGCAGGCAAGTCTTGAGGCTAACATTGCGCTACAAATTAACCCTGTTGAGGTGACATTACCATTACCTTGGTTACCACAACCTACACCTCCAACTTTGTAGTTCAATAAATATTTATTACTTTTACATTATTAAATCAAATCAAATAAAATGAAGTACAAAGACCTAAACATTTTAGTAGCATCTATCAATGCTGTTATTGGCGGACAAGAAACAAAAGTTCAGAAGAAGTTATTCAAGTTGTACGAAAAGGTTAAGCCTTTCCACGAATCTTATAACGCTCAGCGTGATGAGTTACGTTTGGATAATGCCGCAACGGATGACAAGGGTATTCTTTTAATGGACGAAAAAGGTGAATACAAATTCAATAAGGAAGGCGTAAAGAAGCTGACCAAAGACATTGAAGCCTTAAACGAGAAAGAATTTGACTTCAAACCTATTGAGGTTATCAATACCAATGGATTAGAGAAGTTTACGTTTCTTGAAGATTGGACTACAGGAATCACTTTTGTTAAGGAAGAAGAGGAAGAACTCTAATGGATATTCGTAAAATATCAATAGGACCGGACTATAAGGGTGGTGCTATGCACTATCTTGTAGGGCAGAAAGTCCTTGGCGATACTAACGAAATACACCTTATCAAATTTGATATAGAGAAGCAATCTATCAAGATTTACATCATAAACGAGAAGGCGGAGGTTGTACTTTGGAAAGAGTTCAATTCCACCATTCCTATATCCATTGAATATAACATCAACATCTAATGAGGTCGCCATTCTATTTCATAGCCAAGCCGGTTAATGGAAAGCGATACGACAACACAAAAGAGATAGGAGGTATTGAACTTATTGTCAGTACATCTGAGGAGGACCACAAGTTCTCTAATCGATTTGCAGAGGTCGTTGAACTTCCATTGGGGTATAAAGGACCCATTAAACGAGGTGACACTTTACTTGTGCACCATAACGTATTTAAGTTTTATAATGATATGCGGGGTAGGCAAAAGAGTGGCAAGTCTTTTTTTAAAGACGACCTATTCTTTATAGAGACGGAGCAGTTTTTTATGTATAAGCAGGACTCCACGTGGAACGCTTATGATAGATTTTGTTTTGTCAAGCCTATCCCCACTACACAAAGCTATATCAAGAAGCCATTTACCAATGAGCCACTTGTTGGTATAATGAAGTACCCCAATCAATATTTGATTGATAAAGGCATTAAAGCAGGTGATATGGTTTGCTTTTCTCCGGATAGTGAATACGAGTTTACCGTAGATGATGAGAAGTTATATCGGATGTATGACCATCAAATAACAATCAAACTATGAATCTAATCACATTCGACAATATTATCAAAGACCCAATATCCTATGTATCAGATATACACTTGCACGGGTTTCAAGACGTGGCAGATGGTGACAACGTTTTCAAAAACATTCAGCCAAGAGACGCTAACGATGAGTTTGCCGTATACTGCCGTGAACTATTTAATGGTTATAAAGTAGCATTCAATTTTGTTAGAAAGTCTCCTGAGGGTCAGAAAGAACCCAACTTTATCCATACGGATGAGATGATGGGTGACCTTACTTGCATTCTCTATCTAAACGAGGAGTCACCAAATGCAGATGGTACAACAATATATGACAATGATGAAAAGCCTATATTTACAATGTACTCTAAGTTCAATCGTATGATAGCATTCAGTTCGGTTCTTCCGCACTCGAGGAATATTTTTGAGAATTTTGGACAGGGTGAAGATGCAAGATTGGTTCAGGTAGTATTTTTAAAAGCTAAGTAATGAGAGATACTAAAGAAATAAAACTACGAATTATTGAAGCGGGTTACAAAGCTGTCAACCATCTTGTAAAGGTGGCTGAAGAGGATATTATTAATACCGAGTCAGATACAGATGTGTCTGCCGATAAGATGAAGAATGCAGCAGCAGCTAAGAAGTTAGCCATCTTTGATGCGTTTGAGATACTGAGTAGAATAGAAGCGGAGAAAGAAAATCTTGAGTCCGTTGAAAGAGGAATAAGTAAAACAGATACAAAACAAGGATTTGCAGAAAGAAGGTCAAAACAATAATCTATGCCGTATAGTCGATAATCATATACCGGCTGCCGTTATCTCTAACAAAAATAGAGTGAGGTCGTGGCTATATGGGTATAACGACCAATACGATGTTGTTGTAATTTCAAAGACCGGACAGATAGGACAGATAGTAGAGATAGCAGGATTAATTATTGCTCTTCCACTTGCTCCTGATAAGTGTCTTCAAAGACACTCCGCTAAAGCCGAACAGTATTGGGAGCGTCAGCCATTACCCCGTGAGTTAGCCAAGATACAATCCATATTTCAATGGAATGAAAAGCCAAAAGATTTTAAAGACCGTTGGGTCGATTATATAGAGCAGGAGTTTGACTACCGTGAACAGGGATATTGGTTTATGAACAATGGGGTCAAAACCTACATAACCGGCTCGCATTATATGTACTTGCAATGGTCAAGTATTGACGTGGGTTATCCTGACTTTCGTGAAGCCAATAGAATCTATTGGATATTTTGGGAAGCCTGTCGTGCAGACCCAAGGTCATTTGGTATGATATACCTAAAGATTAGACGTTCGGGGTTCTCGTTTATGTCATCCTCAGAGTGCGTGAACATAGGTACGCTCGCACGTGACGCACGTATAGGTATCTTATCTAAGACGGGTTCCGATGCTAAGAAGATGTTCACCGATAAGGTTGTACCTATCAATAGCCGTCTACCATTCTTTTTCAAACCGGTGATGGATGGTATGGACAAGCCAAAAACTGAGTTGGCATATAGGGTACCGGCAGCAAAGATTACCAAGAAGAATATGTATGAGACTGACGACAATGATGTCGATGGACTTGATACATCAATAGATTGGAAGAATACTGAGGATAACTCATACGATGGAGAGAAGCTACTATTCTTGGCTCACGATGAGTCTGCTAAATGGACTAAGCCTGTAAACATTAAAGAGAATTGGCGTGTAACCAAAACCTGTCTTCGCTTGGGTAGTAAGATTATTGGCAAGTGTATGATGGGTTCAACGTCCAATGCTTTAAGCAAAGGCGGGCAGAACTATAAAGATATTTACGAGGACTCAAATGTAAAAATCCGTAACGCCAACGGGCAGACCAAGAGTGGTCTATATGCCATATTTATTCCGATGGAGTGGAATATGGAGGGATTCATTGACAAGTATGGTCATCCTGTGTTTCGTAAACCTGAGGAGCCTATTATGGGTGTGGATGGTGTTATGATAAAGAACGGAGCCATTGACTATTGGGAAGCGGAGGTTGACTCATTGAAAAATGATGCTGACGCACTGAACGAGTTTTACCGTCAGTTCCCACGTACAGAGTCTCACGCTTTTCGTGATGAGAGCAAGCAAGCCTTGTTTAACCTGACCAAGATATATCAGCAGATTGACTATAACGACTCAATGATTAAAGAGCATTACCTTACTCGAGGAATGTTTTCTTGGAAGGATGGTATTAAGGATACGCAGGTAGTTTGGACCCCGGACCCAAGAGGTAGGTTCAATATAAGTTGGGCACCACCTAAGCATATGCAAAACAACATACACATCCGAAATGGGATAAAGTATCCCGGTAACGAGCACCTTGGCTCTTTTGGATGTGACTCTTATGACATATCAGCGGTTGTTGGAGGCAGGGGGTCTAATGGCTCTTTGCACGGTATGACTAAGTTCCATATGGACGATGCGCCTGTCAATGAGTTTTTCTTGGAGTATATTGCCCGTCCACAAACAGCAGAAATATTTTTTGAGGAAGTATTAATGGCTTGTGTTTTCTATGGAATGCCTATCTTAGTAGAGAATAACAAACCGAGACTTTTGTATCATTTGAAAAACAGAGGTTACAGAGGTTTCTCAATCAATAGACCTGACAAGCAAATGGCAAAGCTGACAAAGACTGAGCGGGAGTTAGGTGGTATACCAAACTCATCTGAGGATGTTAAGCAAGCGCACGCTGCAGCCATTGAGTCGTATATTGAGAAGTTTATAGGATTTGATTTAGAAGCTAAATATAGAGACCCGGAACAAATGGGTACAATGCCGTTCACAAGAACGCTTGAGGATTGGGCAAAGTTTGACATTTCTGATAGAACTAAATTTGATGCCTCTATTAGTTCGGGTTTAGCCATTATGGCTAACCAAAAGCATCTATATGTTTCTGAGAAAAAAGAATCAAAATTAATTATTAACTTCGCTAAATATAAGAACGAAGGTACAACAAGTCAATTGATTAGATGAAAAATGTAACAATCAACATAAACACGGCAGTATTTCCAAGTCAAATGGCAACTGATGCTGAAAAAGCAACTGATGCATTTGGGTTGCAAGTCGGGCAAGCCATCCAATATGAGTGGTTCCGTAAAGATGGTAACTCGTGTAGATACTATGGTCAATGGAGAGATTTTCGTAGACTTAGATTGTATGCACGTGGAGAACAATCAATTGCTAAATACAAAAATGAATTAGCGATTGACGGAGATTTATCTTATCTAAATTTAGATTGGACTCCTGTTCCTATCCTTCCAAAGTTTATTGATATTGTTGTTAACGGAATGTCTGACCGTTTATTTAAAGTAAAAGCATATGCGCAAGATGCGATGTCTCAATCAAAGAGAAGTAAGTATCAAGAAATGCTTGAGACACAAATGGCAGGTAAACCTGTTCTTACAAAGATTCAAGAGTTAACAGGAGTAGACCCATTTATGATGGACCCTGAAGAACTTCCTGAAACAGACGAAGAGTTATCATTATATATGCAGCTTCATTATAAGCCTGCAATTGAAATAGCCGAAGAAACTGCAATCAATACAATCTTTGATGACAATCATTATGATGACATCAGAAAGAGATTGGATTATGATATTGCTGTTATTGGTATTGGTGTAGCTAAGCACGAGTTCTTACAAGGAGAAGGCGTTAAGATTTCTTACGTAGACCCTGCTAACATTGTATACAGCTATACAGAAGACCCATTCTTTAAAGATTGTTTTTATTGGGGTGAAATTAAAACGCTTCCAATAACAGAGTTAATGAAGATTGACCAATCATTAACAAGAGAAGATTTACAAGAGATTACACAATACAGTCAATCGTGGTATGACTACTACAACGTAGCGCAGTTCTACGAGAATGATATGTTCTATAGAGACACTTGCACTCTTATGTATTTCAATTATAAAACGACTAAAAAAGTTGTCTATAAAAAGAAGTATCTTGAGAATGGTGGTACTCGTGTAATTGAGAAAGATGAAAAGTTCAACCCTCCGACTGAAATGATGGAGGAAGGTAACTTTGAAAAGATTGAAAAAACAATTGACGTTTGGTATGAAGGTATTATGGTAATGGGTACTAACATCCTATTACAATGGAAGATGTCTGAGAATATGGTTCGTCCTAAGTCAGCGTCTCAACACGCTTTACCAAACTATGTAGCTTGTGCTCCTCGTATGTACAAAGGAGTTATTGAATCACTATGTCGCAGAATGATACCATTCGCTGATTTGATTCAGGTTACGCACTTAAAACTACAACAAGTTATTGCACGTACTGTACCTGATGGTGTATTCATTGATGCTGATGGCTTAAATGAAATTGACTTAGGTACGGGTAACGCATACAATCCTGAGGATGCACTTAGATTATATTTCCAAACAGGTAGTGTAATTGGTAGAAGCTATACTCAAGATGGTGACTTTAACAATGCAAGAGTGCCTATCACTCAGTTGACATCTAACTCAGGTGCAGCTAAAACGCAGATGTTAATCACCAATATGAATCACTACATTGATATGATTAGGTCGGTGACCGGTCTTAACGAAGCAAGAGATGGTTCTACCCCTGACCCTAACGCATTGGTTGGTGTTCAGAAGTTAGCTGCATTAAGTTCTAATACAGCAACAAGACATATCCTTGACTCTTCATTGTTTATATATCGTTCATTAGCTGAAGCTATTACTTACAGGGTTGGCGATATATTAGAGTACTCAGACTTTAAGGATGAGTTTATCAATCAAATTGGTAAATACAACGTGTCAATCTTAAACGAGATTAACGACTTATACATTTACGACTTTGGTATATTCATTGAGGTTTCTCCTGATGAAGAGCAAAAAGCACAACTTGAGGCTAACATTCAGATGGCACTTTCTAAAGGTGACATCAACCTTGAGGACGCTATTGACATCCGTGAGATTCGTAATCTTAAATTGGCTAACCAATTACTTAAGGTTAAGAGAGTTAGAAACCAAGAACGTGAAGAGAAGATGGCTATGCAGAAGCAATCAATTATTGCTCAGCAACAATTGAAGTCTCAAGAGATGGCTTCTCAAGCTGCAATGCAAAAGATTGAAATGGAGACAAACTCTAAGATGCAGATTAAGCAAGCTGAAGTGGCATTTGAAATTCAGAAACTTGAGAAGGAAGCTGAAATGAAAGCGTTACTTATGAGAGAAGAGTTCCAATACAATATGCAATTGCAAGGAATAGAGGTTGGCAATTTAACTGAAAGAGAGAAAATGAAAGAAGATGCGAAAGCAAAAAGAATTAGTCAACAAAATACCGAGCAATCCAAATTAATCAATCAAAGAAAAAATAATCTACCTCCAATGAACTTTGAGTCAAATGAGGATAGTTTAGATGGCTTTGATATGGCGGAATTTGAACCTCGATAAAAATGTCAAAATTTTTGTATAAGTTTGTATAAATTAAATTAAATCAAATGGAATTAAAAGTTAGAGCATTAGACATTATTGAACCTAAAAGTGTTCAAGAGGTCGAAAAGGAATTACTTGATAAACACGAAGAATCTTTAAGTCAAGATAACAATCCGGAACCGGAGCCAATACAAAATGACCCGGAGCCTGAACCCGAGCCTCAACCTCAGGAAGTTGGTATTGATTTAAAAGATGAAGACGTTCTTTCATATATTGGTAAGAGATATAATAAGCAAATAAACTCTTTAGATGATTTAGTGGCAGAGCGAGAAGCATCTGAACCACTACCTGAAGATGTGGCTGCTTATATGAAATATAAAAAGGAGACAGGGCGTGGCTTTGAAGACTTTCTTAAATTAAAGAAAGACTTTGACGCAATGGACCCTGACCAACTTTTAAAAGAATACTTAACTTCTACACAGGAGGGTCTTGATAGTGATGACATTGAGACATTAATGGATGAGTACAGATACGATGAGGATTTGGACGAAGAAACAACCATTAAAAGAGTAAAAATCGCAAAAAAGAAAGTTCTTGCTGAAGCCAAGAAATATTTCAACTCTCAGAAAGAGAAATATAAAATGCCACTTGAGTCAAGCACGGCATTAGTTCCTGATGAAGAGAGAGAAGTATATGAAAGCTATAAGCAATATACTAAGCAGGCAAAGACAATCGAGGAGGAGAACAATCGTAAACGTAAATGGTTTGACCAAAAAACGAACGATGTATTTAGCGGAGAGTTCAAAGGTTTTGAGTTCAATGTAAATGACAAAAAAATTGTTTTTAATCCGGGAGATGCCAACGAATTAAAGAAAAACCAATCTACGCCACAGAACTTTATTAATAAGTTCTTGGATGAGCAAGGGTTGATTAAAGACGCAGTTGGTTATCATAGGTCTTTAGCTATGGCAATGCAACCTGAGAAGTTTGCCAAGTTCTTTTATGAACAAGGATTGGCTGATGCGACAGACGATGTAACTCGTAAAATCAAGAACATCAATATGTCCACCAACCGAGCACCTGAAATTGGTAAATCTACAGAGGGAGTGCAGGTGAAAGCGATAAACCCTGATTCAGGACGAAACCTGAAAATTCGCAGCATAAAAAGAATTTAAAACAATTAAAAATCTAAAACAATGGCAGGTTCATTATTGAGTAATCCTACCTTTGCGTTGCAGCCAAGTGCTGAGCAGGTAGCGTTACAGACAAACTACATTACCAACTTCAACTTCTTGAATCAGTATCTTCCTGATACATACGAGAAGGAATTTGAGCGTTATGGTAACAGAACAATCGCATCTTTCTTACGTATGGTAGGAGCAGAGATGCCTTCTAACTCTGACCAAATCAAATGGGCAGAACTTCAGGTGTTTTCAACAAAGCAATCGTTACAGCTGTTCCTTCTGCAACTACTTTCACAGTAGCTTACTATGAGACTGCAGGTCAAGCATTTGCTGTTTCTACTCAATGTACTGTATTCATTTACGGTTCTGAGTTCAAGAAAGGTACTAACGGAATGGTTGGTTCTTTAGAAGCTGAAGATTCAATCTTCTCTAACAACCCTATTATCATCAAAGATAAGTATGCGGTTAACGGTTCTGATATGGCTCAAATCGGTTGGGTAGAAGTAACTACTGAGAATGGTGCTACAGGATACCTTTGGTATTTAAAGAGTGAGCACGAAACTCGTTTACGTTTTGAAGATTACCTAGAAACTTCAATGATTGAAGCTGTTCCGGCTGCATCTTCTTCAGGTGCTGCTACTGCAGGTTACATCGGTTCTGAAGGTATCTTCTACGTAGTAAACAACCGTGGTAACGTTTGGGGTGGTGGTACTCCAACAACTTTAAGCGATTGGGATTCTATCGTTTCTCGTCTTGACAAGCAAGGTGCTATCGAAGAGAACGTAGTATTCGTAAATCGTGGTTTAAGTTTTGACATCGACAATATGTTAGCTACATTGAACGGCTACACTTCAGGTGGTGTTGCTCAATCAGCTTCATTCGGTCTTTTCGACAACGATGTTGATATGGCGTTAAACTTAGGTTTCACAGGTTTCCGTAGAGGTTACGACTTCTACAAGTCTGATTGGAAATACCTAAACGACCCAACAATGCGTGGTGGTTTAAACCAAACCGCAGGTACTGCAACAGGTACTATCACAGGTTTAATGGTTCCTGCAGGTTCTACTTCAGTATACGACCAAATTATGGGTAAGAACGCTAAGCGTCCTTTCTTACACGTAAGATATCGTGCTTCTGAAGCTGAAGACCGCAGATACAAAACTTGGATTACAGGTTCTGCCGGTGGGGCTGCTACAAGCGACCTCGATGCAATGGAGGTTAACTTCCTATCTGAGCGTTGCGTATGTACTTTAGGTGCAAACAACTTCGTATTATTCCGTTATGGATAGTCGATAGGTCTATACAGGAGGGTGTCTTTAAAGACACTCTCCTTTTTTTTAAATCAAATTAAATCAAATATAAAATGGCAAAAATTACAACACCTGTGGACAAGGTCTACAAGTTAAAAATAGGAAACCCTTTAAGCTACACTTTAGCTTCAAGAAATCACCCTCGATTCCCACTAATGTGGTTTGACGAGAAGAATAATGTTAATCGTGCTCTTAGGTATTCTACCAATCAGAAGTCACCTTTTGAAGATGAGCAAGACGGAACAGCAATTATTGAACCTGTTATTTTTGAAGACGGGTTTTTAAGAGTTCCAAAAAACAATCCTGTATTGCAACAATTCCTTCACTACCACCCATTAAACGGTGTTATCTTTGGAGAGGTTGACAAAGAAAAGGATGCAGCAGCTGAAGTTGATGAACTTAATTTAGAGATTGAGGCAATGATGGAAGCTAAGCAATTGTCTATTGACCAAATCGAGACTCTTACAAGAGTTATCTTTGGCAAGGACCCTTCTACAGTATCAACTGCAGAACTTAAGCGTGACATCCTGATATTCGCTAAGAGAGAGCCAAAAGACTTCTTGAATATCTTGAATGACCCTGAATTAAAGTTCCAAGCAAAAGTTCGTTTATTCTTTGAGAATAAGCTATTGATACTCAGAAACAATGACAAAGAGGTGTGGTTTAATACCTCTACAAATAAGAAGAAAATGCTTTCAGTTCCTTTTGGAGAAGACCCATATGATATGGTTGCCCACTTCTTACAAAGCGATGAAGGTCTTGATTCCTTAAAAATGTTAGAAGCACTTTTAGGGTAATATATTTTGATTATTGATTGATGGTTAGAAAGAAGGGCACTTATTGTGCCCTCTTTTTTTTTATGTATATTTGTAAAAAAAGAACTAATGATAAACTCAGTTAGAAATACGGTATTGTCTGTGTTGAATAAAAACAACTACGGATATGTATCTCCTTCTGATTTCAATCTGTTTGCTCAAAATTCGCAGATGGAAATTTACGAGGAATATTTTAGCAGCTATAACAAAGTTATAAATGCTGAAAATGCAAGAATATCAGGGGTAGACTATGCTGATATGGAGCAACCTATTGCGGAGGTGTTAGAGTATTTTTTACGTACAGATTATCTTTCAAAAATATCTGCTAATAAATTTTCAATGCCTACACCTTCAACTACCGGTTATTTAACCTATATGTTGTTGGATGTTAAATGCAAGCCTGTAACTCTTAAAACAGGAACAAATACTTCTGTAGTTAGCAGTCAGTTAGTTGACAGTACTGCAACATTTTTAACCAATGGTCTTTCGGCAGGAGATGTAGTTACAAATCTTACTACAGGTTTGGTATCTACGGTAGTGTTAGTTCTTAGTAATACAGCAATTCAGTTAGATTCAAATATATTTTTGGCGGCAGGAAATGCCTATGCGATATTTTCTTCTTCAACTATTAATCAAGCAGAAAAGGTAATTAACAGTAAACTTAGTTTACTACTTAATTCTAACTTAACTCAACCAACAATAGAGTTCCCTATTTATGCATTACAAGGCGAAGAGTTAACTTTTTATCCTACAACTATAAGCAACAAAGGGCAGGTTCTTGCAACCTATTTTAGGTATCCTAAAGTTCCAAAGTGGACATATATTACTTTGGCTAATGGTGAGCCTGTATTTGACCAATCACAATCTGATTACCAAGACTTTGAATTACCTCCTGAAGATGAATACAAATTAATTACAAGGATTCTTCAGTATTGTGGTATATCTATTCGTGAATCCGATGTTGTACAATTTAATATGGCTAAAGAGCAACAAGAAAAAAATCCATAAAAAAAATAATATATGGCATATATATCACAATATCAATACTATGAGAACGGAGGTGTACAACCTGAAGATGCCAATTGGGGGTCGTATCAATACATTAGTCTTCAAGACATTGTAAACAACTTCTTATTGATGTACTCAGGCAACCACTCATTGGTAAACAATGAGGAGCGTTTTAAAGTATTGTTCCACGCTAAGCGTGCTATTCAGGAGTTGAACTACGATGCGTTTAAAGAAATTAAAGTATTGGAGTTGACTGTACCTGATATGCTTAGATACATCTTACCTTCTGACTATGTCAATTGGGTTCGTATTTCATTATACAAAGATGGTTGGTTAAGACCATTGACTGAGAATATTCAAACGCTATCATCTAAAGCATACTTACAAGATAATACAGGTCGTATTTTATTTGACCAATATGGTAATGCATTAAGTCCTCAGTATTCTGATATTGACTTTGATAGATTAACTAAAACTAAGAAGAGTATTTATTTAAACCAAGGCAACCAATTTAACGGACAGTTAGGTTGGAACTACGATGGTATGTGGTATTTTGACTACAACATTGGTACAGCATATGGTCTTAATACTGAGACAGCAAATTTTAATCCTACCTTTAATGTTGACAGAAAAGGTGGTGTTATCAACTTTGATTCATCAATGTCAGGTCAGCAATGTATTCTTGAGTATGTGTCTGATGGTATGGAACAAGGAGACAACTCTTTGATTACCGTTAATAAATTATTTGAAAAATATATTTACGCTTCTATTCAATATGACATTTTAAATTCTAAATTAGGTGTGCAAGAATATATTGTTTCTCGTGCTCGTAAGGAGAAAAGTGCATTGTTGAGAAACGCAAAAATTAGAATTAGCAATATTCATCCGGGAAGACTATTAATGAATCTCAGAGGATTAGACAAGCAAATAAAATAAGATGGCAAACATTACAAGGAATTTTATAGCAGGTAGGATGAATAAGGTAATGGACCAAAGGTTATTACCTGATGGAGAATACATAGATGCTATGAATATCAGAATGGGGTCTACAGAAAATTCTGAGTTAGGAGTTATTGAAAACACAAAAGGCAACCTGCCTTTGACTACATTAAAATATATTAATGGTACTCCACTTAGTGCTAACGCAAGATGTATCGGTTCTATTGAAGATAGTGCCAACGATACATTGTATTGGTTTGTACACGACTCAAGTTTCCCTGTTGGATTAACCGGCAAACTTGACTTGATTGTTTCCTTTAATGTATTTACTAATATCTTAACATACCACATTATTAGTATTAATGATGGTGGCAATGTTAATACCACACTTAATTTTAATCCTACTTATTTAATCACGGGAGTTAATATTATTGATGGTCTTTTATATTTTACCGATGACTATAACGCTCCACGTGTAATTAACGTAAGAAGAAACTACGCTAATCCTATTAGTAACATAGACCAAATTACAGCTGAATCTATACTTGTGATTAAAAAACCACCTGTACAGTCTCCATTAGTAGAGCCTTTTGTAACTAATGGTCAGGAGAATTACTTAGATACAAGATTTATATGTTTTGCATATAGATACAGATATATAGATGGGGAGTACAGTGCTACCTCACAATGGTCTCAGCCTGCTTTCGTTCCCAATCCTTTTGAGTTTAGCGTGGAAAGTTTCCTTAACGAAGGGATGACCAACATTTGCAATGCAGCAAAAATTACATACAATTCAGGAGACTCTCTTGTAGTTGGTGTAGACTTATTGTTTAAGCAATCAAATGGCAATATCATAAAGGTTATTGAGAAACTTGACAAGTCTAATTTAGGACTTGCTAATAATACTGACTATACTTATACGTTTACAAATAGTAAGATATTTACGGTTCTTCCTGAGTATGAAATACTTAGATTGTACGATAACGTTCCACGTTACGCTAAGGCTCAAACAATTATGGGCAATAGACTAATGTATGGTAACTATGTAGAGGGATATGATTTGATTGATAATGATGGTGTTCCAATAAAACTTGAGTACACTACAGCTTTGGTATCCACTCCAATTGGTAATGAGGAGCTAACTGATGCAACTGTGTCAGGCAACTATACCATTAATGGAAGTGTTAATATAGCGAATGCTACTGTTACTATAGACTTAGCAGGTAAGAATTTAGTTGCCGGCTCCGCAATAAACGTAGAGATAGCTATTGACCATTCACAATTTACAGGTCAAACTCCATTTCCTACAGAAACAACACAGAATGTTAGATTGAACTTTGCGTTCTTTTTATCTACTACATACACATCAGTGTATCAATTAGCAACAAGTGTAGAGTTCCAAAATGCAGTAGGTACGGCAGCTAATATACAAACAGTAGCAAATGCTTGTAATGGTATTACATTTACCGATTCATTTAACTGCGCTATTCCTAACAACTTAGATGCTTTTACCAAAAATGGTAGTGGTATTAGTGCTGTTGGTCAACCGGTATCTATTATAACAAGTCCTGCGAGCAGTCTGATTGGATTCCAATTTCCTGCAATGAGGTATGTAAATAATATTGTTACTCCTACTCAAACTTTTTATGAGTATTATGAAGTGACATTTGCAGAAGCTACTTTCCAAGAAATTGCAAACACACAGAGCCTACATAGCAATCGTGACTATGAGATTGGCATTGTGTATATGGATGAATTTAATAGAGCAACAACAGCACTTGTTAGTCCTAATAATACTGAGCATATTCCTTGTGGATTATCTGCTTTTAAGAATACTCTTCAAGTAACCATCCCTGCTACTCAAAGTCCTCCCGCTTGGGCAACAAGATATAAGTTTGTTATTAAGCCTGACGAAGAAAATTATGAGACAATTTATTGTAGCATATTCTTCCAAGACCCAATAACCAATAACGCATACTTCTTGCTTGAGGGAGAGAACGCACGTAAGGTAGAGGTGGGTGATAGATTGATTGTGAAAGCTGACTCTACAGGACCAACTGCAAATTGCGTATATGCAACAGTGCTTGAGAAGTCCGGTCAGACATCTAATTTTATAGAGATACCAAGTGCATTAGACCCGGAAGTGTTTATACCAATTCCTGCAGGTATCTATATGAAGATAAATCCTAATAGCTTTAATATTATTCAGGACGAGTTAGCTATCATACAACCGGGTAAGCAAAGTGTTACTTCTCCAAGAGGAGGAGATTTCCCTATTCTGTATTATCCAATGAATAGATACGACACAGCTACATCAGCTTGGGTTGATTACAGCATACCTGCAGGTAGCAGGATTGTAATGACAATTAGCCAAACAAGAAGCGGTGTTGGAGATTCTTGCGAAAAGAGAACTAACCTTTTACAAAAAACAATAATTGCTTCAAACGATTACGACAATATGTACGAGTGGTTTGTTGGCGATAACGTTGAGCAGTTCTTAAATGACGGTGAAAGATTTGCGGATGCCGGTCAATGCGTTCCTGACAATGAATTTATTCCGGGAATTACAAATACTGCAGGAGATATATTAACTGATTTATGTATTAACTACTATAAGTTTTATAGAAATACATCAACCAATCAACTGCAATTAATGATTACGGGTACATTACCTTGTACCGGAGTTGGATACCCTAACGCTCGTGCTTCAAGTGTAGAAGCAAACTTTGTGGTATTCAGAGCAGATAAGAACTTAATATTTGAGACTCAGCCAACAGATGCATTGCCTGATGTTTTCTTTGAAAACAATATGTCGTTTGCCATTACCAATGGTAACCATATGGGCAATATTCAAAACCAATCTATTGGCGCAGGTACTCCTGCAATTGTAGATACTATGTTCTTTAACTGTTTTGCTTTTGGAAACGGAGCAGAGAGTTATAAGATTCGTGACTCAATTGTAGGTAACTCATTTAACTTAGGCAACAGGGTTACATCTGTATCTGCTCAAGACTATCAAGAGGCTGATAGATTTGCTGACATTACATATAGTGGTGTTTATAATGCTGAGTCAAACGTAAACAAACTAAATGAGTTCAATGCAGGTCTTGTAAACTACAAGAACTTGGAGGCTTCATTTGGAGATATTTATATATTAGACGGAAGAGAGACTGACGTTCTTGTTTTACAAGAAGATAAGATTTCATACGTATTGGCTGATAAGAATTTATTATCGGACTCTACAGGAGGTGGTGTTGTATCATCTGTGCCTGAGGTATTGGGTACTCAGATTGCTCGTGTTGAGAAATACGGTATCAGCTTTAACCCTGAGAGTTATGTGCAATGGGGTTACGACAGATTCTTTACAGATGCCAAAAGAGGTGCTGTATTACAATTAAGAGGTAACTCATATTCTAACGAAGCCTTAAAGGTTATCTCTGAAATGAATATGAGAACTTGGTTTAGAGATGAGTTTATTACTCAGTTTAATACTCAAAAACTTGGAGGGTATGACCCTTATATGAACGAGTATGTTCTATCTATAAACGCTCGTGAACTACCATACAGACCTGAGTGTTTGGATTGCGGTGTGTCTCAGACATTTACTTTAACCACACTTGCTGAAGAGCAAGGCTCAAATAGTTATTGCGTAGACTTAGGTCCTACGGTTGGCATTACTGATATTGAGTATACAGTATTCAGCATTAGCGAAGGTGGTACATTTGAGGTTATTGCAGAGTACGATGGAAGTACCTATACCTCAGGAGAGGTTTCTGAAAGCGGTACACTTAGCTTTGATAAAGACAATGTATCAGTAGAAACAGTAGACATTACCATTAACTATACCGGTGACATATCACTTGGTATGCTTGCTAATTGTTGTCAAGCTGATTCATTAAGTATTATTCAGATTGTTCTTACAAGCGATTACGATTCAGGAGATACTGTACACGCAGAATACAGATGGACGAATGGTTCATTTGTTTCTCCATTGCAGTCAAGTCTTGTAACATTTGCATCAGGAACCACTAATCCTATCGTGTCAAGATACAATCTTACAACTGATAGCGTTGGTACAGGTGGATTCCCTCCTGCAGGTAGTGTAATGAGTTTGATTTCAAACAAATTCTCTACAGACACATTTGTGTTTACTCCTGCAGAAGACAAGTTTAAATACCACGTATCTAATACGTTGTACGCAAACAATAGTTCTGCTATCAATACGTTATTAGGATTGGCAACAACTGCTACTCCTAATGAGGGTGGTGGCAATTATAACTATGCTGAATTTACAGTACCTACTCTTCAAAATTATTTATATTTGATATGGGATTTTAGACAATCGGTTCCTGTAACTTTATGCTACTCAGATGAAGACATAACTGATGTGTGCTGTAATTGTACAACCCCTTCATAAAAAACATATATGGCAGTAAGTTCAACATACTATTTAAACGCACCATCACTTGGGTCCGCAACAGCTGTATTCTCAAATGCAGCTTTAACTACCCTTGCAGCCGATGGCTTTTATTCTGATGGCGTAATATCAAGAGAGCAGGTTAGTGGGGTATTATTACCACAGCAGACTTGCCCATCTTGTGCTACCCCTTGTGGAGAAACAGTTACCGCAAGTGGTGGTCAAGGCATTTATCTGCTTGATTTAGAGACCGGGACCACTGTGGGTGACGTAGGTGCTGTCATTGTAAGATTTGAGCCTTATGGAGTCCCTGATGGCATTAGAGGAACACTTGGTGTTAACGTCTACAATAAACTTGTTTCATCTGTAGATGGCTTACATCAAAGTAGTAATGCAGGAAGTTTTACATACGTAGGTCAAACAAGTGGAGATTGCGGAATATCAGGAACAACTTACCCTGCATTAGCAGAGTTTACTTATAATGGAACAACATTTATTGCTACAGGCGATACTCAAAGTGTAACTGTAGCACCGGGCGATGTGTCATTAGGCGCATCTGCTCCCGGTAATTGCCTAATGGTAATACCAAAACTTACAGCGTCTCCATCTATTATTAACTTTGAGGTAGTTGGTCCGTGTAGTGGGACAGCTTGGCAGATGTCAGTGGCTTGCCCTGAACTTCTTACAGGATTTAGTTCAAGTGTTAGTGCTGTATCATCGGTAGCTGCGTGTGCTTTATCTGAAACCACGACTTATTACAATGCTTCATTGGCTAACACTCCGGGCACAGTTGGTCTTTATGACTTGGTGTTTGCAGATGCTTACGGGGCTACCCCATTGACTGCAGGATTCTATCGTGCATCAGGCTCAATTACCGGTGGTAATGATTGGTTTCAAGTTAGTTCAGCAGGTGTAGTTGTGGCTTTAGGGGTTTGTGCTCCAACAACTGCGTCTTTAGCTTGGTCATTTACAGAAGCAGGTGGTTCGGTAGGTACTATGGATTTATATGTGAATGGCTCTATTGTTGAAAGTAGAAGTGTTACATCAAGTGGCACACGTACTGTATCTGCAGGTGACACCATTAACGTACAAGTTACTTGTGCACAATGCACAGGTGGTGGAGGAACGTATGCAAATGCATACTCTACAGGAATAAACGTTGATTCTGATTGTTCTTCAACAGGGGGTGCAAGTATATTTACATCAGTTTACACTGTAGTAAGTGGAGATTTAGGAACAACATTAAACTTAAATACATTTGCAGTATGCGATACTGCTTGTGTGTAAAATAAATAATTATGGCGAATAAAACATTGACATACAAGGATGACATAACAGGGTGGGTATCATTCTATTCTTATTATCCTGATTGGATGATTGGGATGAATAACTACTTCTATACATTTAAAGGAGGAAATTTGTATCGTCATAATGTTAATCCGCTTAGAAATACATTCTATGGTACGTATACACCAAGTAGCGTACAAAGCGTATTTAATACATCACCTCTTGAGAATAAGTTATTTAAAACCATCAACTTGGAGGGGGATGATAAGTGGGCGGTAACCTTAGAAACTGACCTGCAATATTCAGGATTTATACAATCAACTTGGTTTGAGAAGAAAGAGGCATCGTTTTTTGCCTTTATTAGGAACAATAGCGTTGGTGAACTTGCTTTAAGAAGCGTGAATGGTATAGGCAGAAGCACAAGTGTTACGGGTGGTAACGTCATTAATTTTGCTCCATCAATTGAGATTGGTAGCATTATTAGTGTTGGAGACTATTTCTACTTCTCAGTTCCTCCATATACGACCCCTGTACTTGCAGGTGCTGTAACAGCAATTACGGTAGATTTAATTAATGGTATCAACAGAATTACCATCAATACTACCATACCGGGAACGACACCAATACCTATACAAACCGCATTTTTCTTGTACATTAAGAACTCAGTGGCAGAATCTCACGGAGTATTAGGACATTATTGTACATTTAATATAGTAAACGGGTCTACAGACAAAGTTGAACTGTTTGCGGTGGAGTCTGATGTTATGAAAAGTTTTCCTTAAATTTAATATCTTTGTAACGATATGGCATTATACATACGAGAATTAAACGAAACCGATTACGATGATATTCTCGTTGATTGGTGGAAACAATGGGAATGGACGGCTCCGCAAAGAGACTTCCTTCCTGACAATGGTAAAGGTGGTATTATTGTTTACGATGACGATACCCCTGTGTGTGCAGGATTTATGTATTTGACCAATTCAAAAGTTAGTTGGGTAGATTGGATTATATCTAATAAAGAATATACCAAGAAGCCTGAGAGAAAAGATGCTATTGAATTATTGGTATCTGCATTGACCGAAATATCTAAGAAGTCAGGAGGTAAATATGCTTATGCTTTAATAAAAAACAATAGCCTTATAAGTACTTATGAATCTCTTGGATATATCAAAGGCGATAATTACACAAGTGAAATGATAAAATTATTATAATATGGGAGTAGCAACAGGAATAGCAGCAGCTTCATTAGCATTAACGGCAGCTTCAACAGCAGGTTCTTTTATACAAGCAGGTAAGCAAAGAGACAATATGCGTCAAGCAGAAGCTGATGCTGAATTAGCAATGGAGGAAGCAAGAAAGAAATTGGAAACCAATTTCTATAAAGGCTTATCTATTAATAAAGAACCATATGAACTCCAAAGAGAAGCATTGTTATCTTCAGGAGCACAAGCTATACAGGCAGGTGTAGAAAGTGAAAGAGGTGCAGCTGCTACGGCAGGTCGTGTACAGATGGCACAGAACGAAGCGCAAGCAGGAATCAGGTCTGATATGGGAAGAGAGATGCAACAACTTGAGCAATTAACTGCACAAGAACAAAGTCGTCTTCGTGATGTTGGTGCTCAGTTAGATTTAGAAGAGGTTGCAGGTGCTCAATTGGCAGCAGCAAATTCACAAGAGTTAGCAGCGCAAGCGCAACAACAAGGAATGGAAGGTCTTATAAGTTTAGGACAACAGGGTGTTAGTCAAATACCATTGTTTCAAAAAACAAATCCTGTAAAGCCACTAATAGCTGACGTAAAAGTAGGTGCATTACCGCCTGCAATGGCTGCATTTGCTGCACAACAAAGTAGTGCTCCTATTGCTGCTCCATCAAGTCCGGCTTTTAAAGGTGCTCCTTTATTGAATAATACAACGCCTAAGCCTCCTGCAGTTCCTGCTTTTTTACAAAGTCCACAACAAAGACAACAAAATTTTAGATTTTATAGTCCATCTACGTATCAGAATCCTTTTGATATATTTGGAAAATAATAAAAATATATAAATGGCAACATACTATAAATACGCAGAACGAAGTGCTGACTCGCAGATAAATTGGGCTGAGGTTGGTAAGAATATGAGCGATATGCTCCTTGAGGAAAATCGTATTCGTGAACAAAAAAAGACTGCAATTGATGCCGCTTCACGTAAGTATGGTCAGGTGCTTGCCAACTCTCCTATGGGAGAACACAGAACTGCAAGAGAAGCTACTTTAAAGTTTGCTGATGATGCTGCTAATTATATGAGAATGCAAGACCAACTTTTGAAGTCAGGTCAAATGAAATTAAAAGACTATACAATTGCTCGTCAAAATTTATTGGACGGAACTGAAAATGCATTTGCTGCAATGAAAGAGTTTCAGAATGATTATGGTGAGTTAATGGAAAGAGCAAAGACCAATCAATCTGCTCTTCTTGAGTTAAGAAGTATGGAGCAGGTTCAAAAATTTGGCAATTGGACTAAGTCAGGTTTTTATATTAATCCAACAGACGGTAATGTTAACGTTGCTATGATGACTGAAAAAGACATTAATGGCAAAAAAGTTTATACGATGGATGACAATCCGGGTGAATTTGCATCTGTAAATTACGTAAGAGGATTAATTAAAACAAGGTTTAATAGGTACGACCCTAACGCAGCAGCTGATGGTTTTGTTAAAGCTATGGGTACTCAAATTGAAGCAGTACAGAAAGCTGTAGCTGATTTGAGGAATCAGGGATTGATTCAAACTGTTACTGACATTAGAAATAAAAAGACTATAGACCCTGTAACAAATCAAATTATATACAACATTGATATGGCTGAAAATCAAGCCGTACAAGCCGCACTTGCTAATGATTACGATAGAGCATCACTTCTTACTGATAGTAAAAAGACTGCTCCTAATGGTAAGCTGTATGATTTTACAGACAATGCTCAAGAAGCTGCAGCTAATCCTAATTTAATACTTAAAACATACGACCCAAATACGGGTCAAATTGCTCTTAAGTTTACTGATAAGCAGATTAAGGATTCTAACGATTATATGTTAACTGAATTTAGAAGAAGATATGATTACGAGAAAGACATTAAAACAACTCCTCAAACTCAATTACAAGAACGTAGAGCACCTACTCCGGGAGAGATTGATGAGAAAAATAAATTAGCAGATGCTAGAAACTTTGCGCAAAATATGGCTACAGCATTAACAGGAAAAGACCCTGTTGCTGTTGGCAATGCAATTAAATATTTAGCAAATAAGTCAGGTAAGATAGTTAATAGAACAGCATCCGGAATTACTGTATCAAATACAGATGGTTCAAATGCAAGTACATACAATTTTAATGAAGCAGGAAAATTAGCTGACCCTAAAAAATTAACTACTGCGTTGGTTTCTGCTTTTGGTGTTGAGTTACCTGAAGACAAAATAGTTAACTTTGCTAATCAATTTATAGGAAACAATCCATTAGAAACAAAAACATCAGCATCAGGATTCGCTCCTAAACCAACAAATATAAGTCCAATAGATGCGTATAATCGGGAAGTAGATGTTTCAGTTTCAAAAAGTCCTGCAGCTAAATGGGCTTCAGAGGATGCTTTTGCTAAAGAATTAAATAATGCTGTTACTAAATTTGGATATACGGCTAAGTCTTCACTTGCAACAGAAGGTGTATATTTGAGAGATAAAGATGGTAATGATTCTGAAGTTTTTGAAATAACAAAAGATGAAGCACAAAATAAAAAAGTATTGAAACGCATTTCTGATTGGATTAAAAATGACCTTAAAGGAGCGACACCTGAAGAAAAGGAAGCAAATGCAGGAAGTGCACTACAAACATTAGGTGTTACAAAACCGGGTGGGGTAGGAGCAAAATATAACTAATAGATATAAACAAATAATATGAACGAGCAAGCATTACAGGACGCATACAATTTATTTGTAAGTCAAGGATACAAAAAAAGTATTGATGACTTTAAACAATTAATTGCAACAAACCCTGAAGCGTTAAATGATTCTTATAGTTTATTTAAGTCTCAAGGTTATAACAAAAGTGTTGATGATTATAAAAATCTATTAGGAGTTTCTTCTGTTGCAGGTCAGCCTATTGTAAAAAAAAAAGTTACTACGGCTTTACCTTCGGAAGTTGGTTCTGTGGTTTCGTCAAAACCGACTGAAGATAAAGAAGTTGGATTTATTGGCAATTTAGCTTCATCTCTTGATAAGGCTGTTTTAAAAGGTTTTATTGGAGAGCCTATAAAAGCATTAGGTACATTTTTAGAATGGGGTACAAGTAAAGTTACCGGAGGTTCAGGTAAAGCGCCTATTAGCGATGCTTTAATAAAATTTGGTACAGAATACAATAAAATTATTGATGAACTTACCCCTCAGGATGAAGAGTTCAAAGGAACATTAACAGACCAATTTGGTCAAGCATTTGGGCAATTAGCATCTTTGGTTGCTACACAAGGTGCTGCAGGATTAATAGGAAATGCAGGTAAAGCTGCAACTGCATTAGAAATGGCACAGATGTCAGCGCAAGCTATCCCAAAAGCAACAGGCGCTTTTACGGCAGCTGCTAAAGAACTTGGTAAGACAATAAGCGCACCTGCTTCAGTAAGTGCAGGTCTTGCAATGGGTCAATCTGAATTTGAAAGAGCAAAAGAGGCAGGAGCAACTGATGAACAGGCTTACAATGTATTCTTAAAAAACTTATCCGTTGGTTCTGTTTTAGAAGCCATTCCTGTTATGGGATTCTTAAAAAGATTCAATAAAGCATCTGCAGGTGGTGTAGTCAATTATTTAAAAACTAAAGCAGTAGGTGGTCTTGTCGGTGGTACTGAGGAGATGACTACTGAAGTAATGCAGCAGTTGTACGCTAACCAAACAGCAAAAGATATATATAATACGAATCAGGATTTATTTGAAGGCGTTGCTGAATCAGGAGGAGTAGGTTTTGGTGTTGGTTTCTTGCTTAACGCAATGGGTGCTAATGCTAAGATTCTTAGAAAAGAAGGAAAAAATGAAGAAGCAGATGTTGTAGAGCAACAAATAAAAGAATTTGAGCAGCAAGCAAAAAATGGCGGACCTTCATCATATGCCTTTAATGGTATAAAAATACAACCTCTTCAAAAAGAAGACGGAACTATTGAAGACCCGACCTCGCTTATGACATCCATTATTGATAATATGGATGGCAATGAATTAGCAAAAGCTAATATTGAAATAGTTAATGACCCTGCTCTTAAATTAAAGATGCAAGACAAAATTGTTACGGCATCTATTAAAGAACAAGTAAGGCAAGGTAATCCTGAACTTAATGAACCGAGCATTAATGCAATTACTGAATTAGAAAAAGAACTAAGAAAATTAGAAGGTAATACCACTCAGACAGGTAAGGATAAAGCTGCAGCCATACGTGCTCAGATTAAAAATATTCAAGAGAATCAGCTACAAGAAGAAGCTGTAACAGAAACAATAAAATCAGAACAAGATGCCATTCAAAAGCAAGCAGCAGGTCAAGTACCTGTACAGCCAACAACCGGAATTAGCCAAGAAGTGGAGGGAGGAAAGCCCCAAGCAAAACTTGAAGGCATTACCGAAGAAGGTGAAACAACTGAAGTCAATCAAAAAGAAGTAATCATTGGTGCTCCTAAACAAGTGTCTTCAAAGACACTAACAGAACAAGAGCAGATTGCTCGTATGGAAGAAATGTTTGCTGAGCAGGAAGTGCCTGATGCTCCTCCTGTAAATCAAGGCACGTCAGTAACTAACAAGTCTGCATTAGACCAAGTAAAGACTAAACTAAAAGATGATGCAAAAATATCTATTGTGGAGTCGGCACAAAGAGTCCTTACAACACTTCAATCAGTCCTTCCAAACTTTGACATTGTAGTGCACGATACCGATGATAGTTACGAAGCAGCTATGGGTTCAATTAATGCAACCCCGGATTCTGCAGGTAACTTCTCATATGTTAAAATGCCTGATGGGTCATATGTTGGTCGTATTGACATCAACTTAAATAGAGCAAACCAAAGAACAGTAGGTCACGAAGTTGCCCACGGTGTTATGCTTAAAGCATTTGGAGAAAGTCCTGAGACATTTAAGAGCTTCAAGAACAGGATTGCATCTGTACTAAGTGAGAGTTCAAACAAGCAGCTATCTGACTTTGCAAGTCAATACGCTGAGATTGATTCATACGAGGAGTATCTTGCTGAATTAACTGCCGCATTAGAGCAACAGGAAGGCAAGATTGATACCACTACAATGCAGAGAATAGCTGCATTAATTAATGAGTTGGTATCTAAAATTACTAATGGAGCATTCACTCCATTCCAAAATACGGCTGATACCAAAGAAGCAGTTGAGTTCTTTAGAAACATATCAGAGTCAATCCGTAAAGGTGAGGCTATCAAAGAAGCTGATATTGCTATTAAAAAGAAAGATACAAAAGAGGCTAAAGCTGAAAGAAAATCAAAGGCTCAGATAATTGGTCGTAACGCACAGCTATCTGCTATTGCTAAGTTTAATTTAAACTTGGCTCGAGAGATGCAGAATAATAAGATGCCTGCTAAAGATATTAGATTGGCTACCGGTTGGGAGAAGGGTTTAGATAAAAAATGGAGATACGAAATTCCTGATGGTAAGTTTAAAGACATTGACTTAGATGATTTAAAAAAAATAATTGATAACGATGGTACAGCTATTAGGGTTTCTAAATTAGGAGATATATTTGATGCTCCTGATTTGTACCAAGCATATCCTGAAATTAAAGATATAAACGTTAGATTTAAAGAGTTGCCTCCAAGAAACTACGGTTCTTTTAATATTAGAGATAAAGTAATTACGGTTAATAAAGACCTGTACAATGAAAAAAGACCGGAGGCAGAGTTGACTATGCTTCACGAAATGCAGCACTACATTCAAAACGTAGAGTTGTTTGAGCGTGGGTCTAATCAAGCGTATGCTCCGATTATGATGAAGTATATTATTAATGACTTCAAAAGCAAGGTTGATGCTCAAAAAAAGAATTATGATGAATTAAAAAAAGCATTCCCTGATAACAAAGAGGCTATTAAAAATTACCGTGATTTATATAAGTCAGCTAAAGAAAAATACGAAAAGGTTAAAGACTTAGCATTACAAAAGCAAAGCAAGGAGACAAAAAAATCTCTTAAAGAAATGGGAGAAAGCGCAGGCGTAACTATTTCTACCTCTGATATATTTGGCAAGAAAGCTGCTGACGCATTTAACCTGTACTACAGAGTAGCAGGTGAAGTTGAAGCAAGAAACGTAGAGAACAGAAGCAAGTTAACTCCTGAGGAAAGAAGAAAGACAATGCTTGCTGAGACAGAGAACATTGACAGGGAAGACCAAATTATGTTTGATAACAGCGAGTTACTGTTTACCGAAGAGGTTCAAAATCTAAAAGAAGAATTTCCTGTATCAAAGGCGCAGCTTAGCAATGACAATAAGGTTTCAAAACTAATTAAAGATGCAAGAGCGCAAGGATTTTCTGAGGCTGCCATTGAGACATTCTTAAAAGGTAAAGGTTTTAGTACTCAGCAAATCAATGCAGCAATGGGTAAAGAAACAGAAGCTGCAGGGAGAGTTGCTTTATCTGAAGAGATGCTACCGGGTTACACCAACTTAATGGCAAAGGTGGATTCATTGATTAAAAAAGGAGATTCATTAAGAGGCGTTCTTAGTTTCTTAAAAAATTCTAATGAATACATAAACGCTACTGACATCCAAAAAGAAAAGTTAGTTCGTGAACTACGTAAGAAACTTGGTATTAGAGAGAAGTCAGCGCCAACGGCTCAAAGACTACTTGGATTAATACAGGATGTTACTAAGATTACATTAACTGAAAAGCAGTTCTTTACTAAGCAAATTAAAGACTTGGCAAGAGGGGCAAAGGATGCCAAGAAACTGTGGAGACAAGCAAGCAGTGAGTTAACCAAAGAATTAAAAGAATTAGCATCTTCAGGTAAGATTACAGCTAAGCAATTGGCTGCTGTATTACGTAAGTTTTCTTCTGTAGATATGTTCAAAGAGAAGTCAATAGAAAAGTTTGTTGACTATATGGAGAAGGTATTCTCTGATGCAGAGTACGCAAGCAAACTTGATTTTGCAAGAAGCACGCTTAAAAAAAGTTACCGAAGATATATTGGATGCAATTGCTGAAGAGCAGTCTCTTGCAGATGAATTAGCTGATAGATTTAACGAGTCTCCTAATAAATTATTTAGTGATGATGGAAAGTTAGATTTTGCTCAAAGCCTAAAAGAGATGGTTAAAGAAGGTGAGATTACTGAAGCGGAGGCTGATATAATGCGTAAGTATAAGTCAGATATACTCCCTCAAGTAGAGTCAAAAAAAATGACCGAGCAAGAAATTGCAGAAGAGAAGGAAGGTTTAATAAGAGAGATTGAAGATGCTAATGTTGATTCAAGTGGTTTGCCTACGGCAGATGAGCGTTCATTGGCAAATCAATTAAGAGACCTAATCAAAACAAAAGCAATCGACAAGCTGAACAATACAGACTTGAAGAATTTGCTTAAAGTAATTAGCAACATCAACAATAATTACTTGCCTCATTTTGCTCAGGTATTGGTAGAAAAAATGAATGCTATCAATGAGGGAGAGAAGTTATCTTCTGCGGTAGGGAAAGCAAAACTGCCTAAACTATCTACATTGTACGCTAAGTTCAAAAATTTATTTACCGGTAAGGGTGCTACTCTTGAGTTGGTTAGAAGAAGTCCTCTTTACTATATAGACCAAGTGTTTGGTAACTTTAAAACTAAGGACATCTACAACTCACTATTGAAGAAAGCGGCTCAAGGTGAAGCAAGATTTACATCAGAACTAAAGAAGGTTCAGAATATATTAGAAAGAGCAGAAGAGAAGGTTGCTAAGTCATTTGACCTTGATGGGAATGACACATTGATGTCTAAATTCAAGATGATGACCTATATGATTCAGCTTGAGTATGATTCAAACGTAGGGGATAAACAAGTTAATCCTGCAGCTGATTATCTTAAAGCTACAATCAAACATATTGATGAAGGCAAATCTCAATTTGGTGAGCGTGATGCAGAGATGCTACAAGACATACTTAACAAGTACGGAAAAGTTGTAGGCAAGGATGAGAATGGTAAAGACATTATTGAGATAGACAATCAGAAGCTGTACGATTCATTTAACAAAGCAGAGAAGGATGCCATTAAGGATATTCGTGGTATCAATGAGTCATTAAGAGGTAAGGCTGAGTATACTGCAGCAATTATTCGTGGCGATAAAATCAGTCCACTAAATAACTACGTACACTTAAACGTACTTCACGAGACTCAACCTAATGAGTTGACATCAGGCTCTGCCTTTATCACTGAGTTCAACAACTCAATGAGACCATCTACAAAGGCTAAGTCTTTGATAGCAAGAACAGGTAAGGTTTCTCCTTTGAACTTTGATGTGTTTGCATCTGCTCAGCGTGGCGCTAAGTTTGTATTGATGGATTACAATTTAACTGAGCCAATCAGGACTGCTCGTAAGACGCTTAATCAGGCTCTTTTAAACTTGGAGGAGCAAGGAAGAATACCTAAGGAAAACAGACAGGTATTTAATGCCATAAGAGATGCGTTTGAAGAGGCTGTTGAGAATCTTTTGACCAACTCTTATATCTCAAATGCTTTCTTAGATAATGTCATTGATTACATAAACAAGCAAGGTTACAGAGCCGTTCTCGCAGGAACAAGCAGATTTGTATCAGAGTTAAGTTCAAACATCTCGTTTGCAATTATTTCGGACCCGAGCGCATTTAAGACAGGTTACGATAATAGAGATGTGATTATGTCTACTGATGCTCCTACTATTATGAGTAATGTAGGTAGTACTCAAACAAGTAGAATCTTCCCTACTGATACTTTATCAGGCAAGTTGATTGACACAAACGTATTGAACCAAGCGAATGGTATTAAGGGCGGTAAAGCAAAAGGATATATTGCCAATAAAATTCAACAACTATTTAACCGTACAGGTAAAAAGTATTTGAACACTGTAGAGTTAACAGCAGATGCTTTAATATCTACACCGGATAAGATTGTAATGCGTCCTATTTGGTTTGGTTCATTTGCAAATGAGTTTAAAAAGATTACAGGCAAAGACGTAAACTTTGATAAGATTGCTGCCAACGATGAGGCTTATATGTCTCAGAACAAAGAGGCGATTGATAAGTCAAAGAACTTTGCTGACGAGCGTTCTGTGTTTACGGGTGCTTCAGATAATGCGTTTATGGGAATCCTAAAAGGAACTCCTAAACCTAATCAAAGCGGATGGTTAAGAGCGTTTAATAACTTTAATAACTTTATGACTCGCTTCTTGATATTTGAATATGCTACTGCACGTGCAGGTATCAATGCTGCTATAGGCAATGGCTCAATGACTAAGAAGGAAGGTGCTGCATTGGTTGCTGCGGTTACCACTCGTATGATGGTATACAGCTTACTAACTCAGGCTTTAGGTAATGGTCTTATGGGTCTATTCTTTGATGACGAGGAGGAAGAAAATGACGATACAATCCTTCAAAACATTGGTCAAGCATTTGCATCTGCA